GACAACGGGGTAGCCAAGCTACTGTTAGCCTTTCTGGGATAAATGAAATCTCTAAAAGAATTGTCACTATTCCAATTACGGAAGTTGAGATTTTGGCTTTTAGCGGAACCGCAGTTGGAAGTGGGACATTTTTAGAAGGTAGCGTTAAATACATTAGAATTACTAACCTTGATGATACAAACCATATCACGTTGACTTTTAAGAACGAAAACAATGATGAATTTGCAATCAAGGTAGACGCTAGCCACTCATTTATTTATCCGGGTGATAATTCTGGAGGTGTAGTAGACACCATGGACGCGATAGACGGCGCAGGTTTAACTCTTGCCTTGGGTGACCTGGTTAACATAACCGCACTAGCAGATACCGCCGCGTGCGATATAGAATTTTTTGTGGCCTCCACATAATCGGAGATAAAGATGAATTATAAAAAATTAACAAAGAAGTTTATTAAGGGAGACTTTTTAGTTCAGGAATCTTGGAGGGATGACTTCAGGACAATTCAAGACTTGTTAGAAAATTTAAGAGTTAGAACGGATGGCGATAGAAACAGAGTCCATTCAATCAAAAAGCGTCTTAAGTCTTTGAAGACCGAACTTAGTAAGATGGAAAGAAATCTTAATGAAGCCGTTGAAGAGCGGGATATTCTGTTAGAAGGGGTCGTGATTGAAACGTCCTCTGTGGCCGGGGGAGATGTTCAAGGAACTCCGGGTCCATTTTCACATACGACTGACCAAGACGTTGAAGATGCTGGAGGCCCATATAATGTGGATTTAGGGGACTCCTCCGAGGTTGTAGGAACCCAGGCAGGTGGTTTGCCTCGCCCGGGAGCTAAGAAGGCAGTTGTGAAGGCAACCACCGGCAATGTCGCTCTTGAATTAGACAAGGGTAAAGAATCTCAATTTGGTAATTAACATGGTAGATAGGCTTAAAGTTTTGCAGGAAAGAGTCATACGAGAGGAGATCTCTAAGGTTGTCATGGACAATCTTGAGAAAGAAGCTATTAAAGAGGCCTACATAAAAACCACTGTACGAGGTCTTTTAAAAGAAGTAGAGATGGGAAGATTTCCTACTCGCTCCACGGCGATTAATGTCTTAGAGGATCTCTTAAAAGAGATTATACCGTCTATTGAAGACGGATACAAGGACCTTGGTACCAGTGTTGAACAGAGGAAATCTTTTTCTCTGCATTTAGTTAAAGCGGTTCAAAACCTGTTAAGCCTTGACCATGCTAGACACGAAGGCATAGATGAAGGCTTAAAGATCAAACTATACAAAGACGAAGATGAAGATGAAGAAATCCTAAAGATGCTTGGTCTTGATGATGAGGGTCTCCTTGATATTGAAGACGAGATTGTATCAGATGAAGATAGGGAGAGGCAGGATTTCCGGATTTCTGGTCTCGATGAGACAGGTCGTAATATGGCCTATGAAACGTTTAAAAAAATAGAATCTAAAATAGTAACTTCAGCAGAACTCTTAGCAGATGAAGGGGATCGTAAAACCTTCTCTAAATATTTAATTAAAAATTTACGTTTATATATGAAGTCTTTCGAAGAGGATATTTCTTTAAACGCTCCCAGGACTTAATAGATTGGATCCCAATGTATTGGATCCCAATGTGTTGGATCCTTTACTTTATGTATTTAAGTATTAGTTATATTTAATAGTATATTAAAGCTTTACAAGAGATCCAATATATGGTACCCTAGGTACCCTAGGTACAAATGGAACGCACAAAAAATAAATACTTTAGTATTTCACATAAATTAAGAACAGAGAAAGGGATCCATAAGGAATTTGAGGTTTTACTAAATTCTTTATCCATAGAAGAGATCCTTTCTCTTAAACTAGAGTTAATGTGTAAGTTACTTAATGGAAAATTTTGTTTCCCATTGTATCATGTGTTGGACTTTATTGTTAAGGAATCAGTTTTAAACTTTGCTGAGACCTATAAAAGGACACAAAAGGAAATATGTTTGATGTTAGGTATTAAACTTGATACATTTAAGAAAATGAGAGTCCGGTATAATACTAAAGAATATCTAGAAATAAAAAATAATAATGAAGAAGTACATAATAGAAACTACTAAAAGTAAAACCGATCCAAAGATATTTGGATCCCCTATAATTATAAAAGATCCGTTACCTAAATACATTAATTTATTTGATGTTATAAACACAATACAAGGTATATTACCAGAGGTCTACTTCACTGGGATCGATTCAATTTATATTGGAAAGTTCAAGGAACTTGAAGATAACGAGACGAATGCTATGTTTTTCAAGGGTACTATGTATATTGATAACGAGCAGGATAATGATAAAGACCTCATAGATGATATAATACACGAGGTCGCTCATAATCTAGAGAGAATCGCTTACGATGAGATCTATGGGGACGACGAAATCGTTCAAGAATTCCTGATAAAAAGAAGAAAATTATCTAAGGCCCTACAGCAGAGGGGGTTTCAGGCCCCCCCACATTTTGAGTTTGAATTAAAGTGGGATCAGGAGATTGATCAATTTTTGTACAAAGAGGTTACTTATGATCTCATGAGGAAAATCGTCGGAGAACTCTTTGTAACGCCTTACGGGGCTACGTCGATTAGAGAATATTTCGCAAATGGCTTTGAATCTTACTACTTAGGTAAGCTAGGGCGGGTTAGAAAAATTAGTCCGTCTGTTTATAAAGCGATAGAAGCCCTAGAGGAGTTCATCAATGGATATTAAATTAAATTTAACAAGCCGGGGACTAGAAGTTCACGTCAGGGGAGAATTTGATCCTCGCTTTGAAGAGCGTGGTAGAATAACGTGCTCCTTGTTGATGGAAAAGTTGAGAGAAGAAGAGATAAGCGTCGGTAGGTGCTTAAAGAACACTGTCGTAAACTTCTCTAACAAATCTGGTACGTGGGTCTTTGAACCTGGAGATAAGACGGTGGAACAGGCCAAACGGTCAAGTCTCCCCTTCAAGGATAGCCGAATTACGAAAAGAAAGTCGCCTGAAAAAAATACGAACCCGGCTCCCAAGCCAGCGGCGAGTATAGCGACACCCTTAAGTGTCCAGCCAAAAAATAAATCTTTACAAGAAAGTAAAACGCCCGTATCCTCTAAGAGGAAAAAGAATAGAAGAAAAACGTCAGGTGCGTAGTGAGAAAACACATATCTTATTCTGAGCTTTCAAAGTGGCACTCCTGCCCTTATCAGCATAAAATTGCATACGTTGATGGTAATAAGCTGTTTAAGGGGAATATATATACCGCGTTTGGTACAGCAATACATAAGGCATGTGAAACACTTGTTCTGGGTGATGAGGTTGAAGAAGAGTCTTTTAGAGACGAGTTCCTAAAAGAACTTTCATTGTTGAATGAATCCGTTCAAGATGAAGAGCGCAATATCTTTTTGAAACAAGGTATAGAGATTATACCGAATATCATGCCGGCGGTGAAAGAATACTTCGGAGAGCATGAAGTCTACTCAACTGAAGAAGAGATATACGAAAAAATAGTTTATAATAACCTTGACTTATGTAATTTTAAGGGTTATATAGATTTAGTTGTAAAAAAAGATGATAAGTACCATATAGTTGACTGGAAATCCTGTTCTTGGGGATGGGATTCTAGAAAAAAGAACGAAAAGATAATAACGTATCAACTCGCTTTATATAAACATTTCTTTTCTATAAAGCACAATATTGACGCTAAAGATATTGAGACACACTTTGCTTTGTTAAAAAGAACGAACAAAAAGCAGAAAGTAGAGATATTCAGGGTCTCAACGGGGGAGAGAAGGGTGAGTAACGCCCTTAAATTACTTGTTAAAGCAATTGGATTCATTGATAAAAAGAAGTTTTACAAAAATAGGCTATCATGTGGAAGATGTGAATTCTACAAGACGGTCTATTGTACTTAATGAGGAATAAATGTCTGAAAAAATTAAGGTCTTTACGATCTCTGATCACCCGCTGATGGCGTCAGGGGTGGCCCACACAATGAGGACTATAATCACGGCGCTGTTAAGATCCGGTAAGTTCACTGTGTATTCGTTTGGTGGAGCAATAAAGCACGAGGACTATAATCCAATTAAGACAGAAGAGTTTGGTGATGATTGGATTATCCAACCCATAGATGGGTTTGGATCGCAAGAAACAATAAGGAGCCTGTTGCGTACTCAACGTCCAGATGTTCTACTGTTTCAATCGGATCCAAGGTTTTTTCAATGGCTCCTTGAGATGTCAAATGAAGTCAGGCCCTTAGTGCCTATGGTGTGGTATGGGATTTGGGACAATTATCCGTATCCGGTTTACAACAAGCCAGTATGGGGCTCTAATGACCACTTTGTCTCTATTTCTAAGGTCACACATGATATTGTTAGTACCGTGTGCCCTGATTTGGAAAATACCTACATCCCGCATTCCGTTGACAGTGAGCTATTTCAACCGACGCCCAAGGATGAATTAAGTAAATTTTCTGAAAAGCACTTTCCAACCTTAGAAAATGATAGGTTTGTTGTTTTTTGGAATAATAGAAATGCGCGTAGAAAGCTTAGTGGTTCTTTGGTATTTTGGTGGAAAGACTTTTTAGACAAGGTTGGCCGAGACAAAGCGGTTTTGCTAATGCATACAAATCCGTATGATCCAAATGGACAGAATCTTCAAGCTATTAAAAATGACTTGGAGTTGACAGACCAGGAACTCATTATAAATAATAATATCGTACCACAGGAGTTTCTTGCGAACATGTATAACTTGTCGGATGTAACGATAAATATATCTGATGCGGAGGGGTTTGGCCTGAGTACTTTAGAATCGCTCTCTTGTGGTACTCCAATTATTGTCAATATGACCGGAGGCCTACAGGAACAGGTTACGGATGGGAAGAATTGGTTCGGCGTTGGAATAGAACCGGCTTCCAAGGCAATTGTCGGCACACAAGATATCCCTTATATCTATGAAGATAGGGTTGGCAAGGAAGATGTCATAGACGCATTGGTTAAGATTTGGGAGCTACCGGAGGAAGATAGAAAGGCGCTTGGAACTCTTGGTAGAGAATACGTCAAGAAGAATTATAATTTTGATAATCATAATCAACAATGGGTTGATTTATTGACTGATATTCATGAAAGGAATGGAAGCTGGCCGACTAAGTTATATAAGGGATGGGAGCTACTGGAGGTATAAAATGAAAAAAAGAATTATAGTACGAGGCCCAGCACTATCCCAAAGCGGGTACGGAGAGCAAACTCGATTTGCATTAAGGGCACTAAGAACAAGAGAAGACCTATTTGATATATTTTTGATTCCTACTAATTGGGGGAAAACAGGCTGGATTTTTGAGGATGATGAGGAGCGGGAGTGGCTTGATTCACTTATTATGAAGCACCAATCGAATCTTCATGGTGAAAAGAGGCCCTATGACATATCCCTTCAGGTAACCATACCGAATGAATTTGAAAAAATGGCACCCATAAACATCGGGTATACTGCTGGTATTGAGACAACGAAAGTATCCGGGCAGTGGATTGAGTCCGGTAATTTTATGGATAGGATTATTGTTGTGTCTAATCACTCGAAGGAGGTTTATGAAAACACTTCTTATACGAAGAGAGACCCCAATACAGGGCAAGAGATTAAAGATTTTAGATTGACAACGCCGGTTGATGTTGTTTCATACCCTGTGAGGGAGACTGAAGAAAAAGATATACAATTGGATCTGGAATATGATTTTAATTTCCTGACGATTGCGCAATTCTCACCAAGAAAAAACCTTAAGTCTTGCTTGAGATGGTTTGTTGAGGAGTTTATCGATCAGGAAGTAGGGCTTGTTATCAAGATGAACATGGAGAACAACTCCTTGATCGATAGAAGCAGGGCTACTAAAAAGCTTAAAAAGTTCTTGAAAAAGTATGAGGATAGGAAGTGCAAGGTATATCTATTGCATGGAGATCTATCCCTTCAAGAGATGAATTCATTATATAATAATCCCAAAATTAAATGCATGATTTCTACTACACACGGAGAAGGGTTTGGATTGCCTCTTTTTGAAAGTGCATACAACGGCCTCCCTATCGTTGTTCCGGGGTGGTCTGGACAATGCGATTTCTTATATGCTCCAAAAGTAGATAAAAAGGGAAAGGAAAAGATTCGCCCCTATTTTGCGCATGTTGAGTACAGCATCCAGCAGATTGAGCCGGAGGCAGCTTGGCCGGGGGTTCTAGAGGCTGATTCTGGCTGGTGCTTTCCCAAGGAGGGCTCATTTAAGATGAGGCTTAGGGAGGTCTATAAAGACTATCCTAGGTTTAAGAGCCAAGCAGAAAAGCTACAGGCACACCTATTAGAGAATTTTTCAGAAGAGTCAAAACATGGAGAGTTCGTTGAGTCTGTGCTGGGCGGAAGTGATTTATACACCGACGACGCACAGTATATTTTTGTGAGTGATTTGTTCAAGGAACAGTACCAGGGAGGCGCGGAACTAAGCCTACAGGCAATAATTGATTCGTGCCCGACAGGACTCAACAGGGTCAACTCGAACCTTGTAACAAGGGAAATAATTGATAGGTTTAAAGATAAGAAATGGATTTTTGGTAATATAGCCAATATTGATTTTGATTTATTGCCTCTATTTCATGAATCCGGAATAGAGTATAGCTTTGTAGAATTTGATTATAAGTTTTGCAAGCATAGAAATCCATTGTTATATTCTTTTGTAGAGCCGGAAGAATGCGACTATAAAGAAACGCCTAGAGGAAAGCTTCTATCTGACTTTATTACTAATTCTAGCTCCACGTTCTTTATGTCTGAAAAACAAAGAGACATATATCAGGAGTGTCTACCCGGGATAAAGAAGGCAAATAGTCATATTCTGTCCTCTGTATTTGATGATGGCTTTTTCAAGAAGTTGGATATATTGAAGTCCCAGGATGGCGACAAGAAGGATAAGTGGGTCGTCTTGGGATCGAATAGCTGGGTAAAAGGGGCTGCCGCCTCTGAGAGGTGGTGCGCGCAAAAGGAACTTGATTATGAAGTGCTGTTTAATTTACCGTATGGGCAGTTTCTTGAGAAACTAAACCAATCCAAGGGCATATGTTTTAAGCCGAGCGGGTACGATACCTGCCCTAGATTTGTTATTGAAGCCAAGCTGCTTGGGTGTGAACTAGAGCTTAATGAAAATGTTCAACACATGGGAGAGGATTGGTTTGAAGGCGATGTAGATGGCGCTTTGGATTATCTTAGAACGCGAAAAGACTTCTTTTGGCAGAATAGTTTTGCGTAATGGAACAACATTTTACGATAGTGATACCTGCGTACAATGTTGAGCAATGGGCAGAAAAAAACGTTAGGTCTGCTCTGGCACAAAAATATGATAACTTCGATGTCGCGTATATAAACGACTGCTCTACCGATGAGACCGATGCGGTTGTCAGTAACACTATTGATAACTTGGGAGATCCTGAAAATTTTCATTATGAAAAAAACAAGATTAACAAGAAGGCCTTAGAAAACATATATAACGAGATTGTGCGATCTCACCGTGAAAGTATAATTATTACTTTGGACGGTGATGATTGGTTTCCTAATCATGACGTTCTTGCAAGATTGAATGAAATATATACGCCGGATGTATGGATAACTGCTGGTTCATATATTGATAATTCTAATGGGCTTGTATCGTCGCCTCAAATAAATAAGGGGTTCTGGGATGGCAATATTAGAAGGCACGCTTGGACAATTTCTCACCTGAGGACATTTCGCCGTGAACTATTTTTAAAAGTAAATAAAGAGGATATGTTTGATCATGACGGTAACTTCTATAAATGCACATTTGATCAAGCAATGATGTATCCTATGGTGGAGATGGCTGGTCCTGAGCACTTTTGTCCAATTTATGATGTGCTATATGTCTATAATAGAGAAAATCCCATATCGGTCGATAGAGTACACAGAGGGGAGCAGCTTCGCATTGAAAGAGACATAAGGGCCAAAAGGCCCTATGATAGGCTCGTAGGATTAGAATGAACAAAAAAAAATTAATAATAATTGCGCCTTCCCCTTCGTATGGTGCATCTGGAAACCTTATAGAAGCGATTAACGAACACTCGCGCCGGTTTACGGCGGAGGGCATCTATGCGGATAGTATACCGTATGGGTTTTTAAAAAAAGAACAAAAGAAATATTGGAGCGATTTAACTTCATTAGAAAGTATAGAATACTTACTTGAAGCGCTATATGATCCGGATATATATTTTTTTGGTATTTCTGGACGCTCACTTGATATGCTTGAGATCCTGTTTAAACTTGATTATTGTAGAGAATATAGAGTCGAGGACAAAATACAAATAACGGATCTGTCTGAAGAAAATGGGACTCCTTATACTCTAGGCCGGATGTCTTTTATCGGCCTTTGTTTGGCTGCGAAAAGCAAAGGCCTTTTTAGAGACTGGGAAACACTTTTAGAAATAATATTTCCGGATTCTCTGCATACGACGAATGAAAAGCTTCGTATTGTTGAAGAATACACGAAGCGGCTTACCGGAAGACTAGCGTCTTGGTGGACGGATACAACGTATAGGGAGAATAGTGAAAACCTTAACAGATATATAGACATATTTAATATCCAGGCGTTTGCGATGCTAGATTTGGTAGGGTTGCATCGCGAGTCTCTTCCTCTGATGCAAACTTATGATTTTAAGTATATTAGTGAAAAAAAGAAAGGAGAGTTTTCTGTAATACACACTCCGGGCCTTCGAGAATCACACAAGAAAGGAAGCGATATAGTTAAAAAAGTTGCGAGCAAAATCCCTAAAGTAAAGATCAATATATACGGAAAAGAAAACCAATTACCAAACAAAGATATAATAATTGAAAAGGCGCAATCACACGTTTGTATAGATAAAATTACTGACACATGTGGAGGTGTTGGAAAATCCGGCCTTGAGGCGATGTATTTTGGTGTCCCCACGATCTGCTCCCTACAGGACACGAAGGCGGTCGGAAGGTACGCAGACATGCCGGCGATAGATGTCAGAAATGAAGAGCAGCTTGAAAAAGAGCTTGAAAGACTTAGTTCGGATAAAGATTACTATGATCGCATAGCCAAGAAGACAAAAGACTGGTCCAGGGTTTTAAGTTATGAAAGCACGGTTGAGTATTTAGATGAGGTTTTGTACAATGGATAAAGTATACAACATAAAAGAGGGGTACATTCATAGAGAAGAGTATGTTACTTGTGAACAGATGGAGCATACGGACCAATTCCAAAGAGAGGTTTATCAGAAGGCCAGGACTATATGCGATCAGGAATCCTATAAAACAATTTTAGATATTGGATGCGGCTCCGCATATAAGCTTGTGAAGTTTTTTAGAGATAAAAAAATAATAGGGCTGGAACTTGAACCCAATCTATCTTTTATTAAAAAGAAGTACCCATTATATGATTTTCGAGAGTCTGATTTTAATAATCCTCCTCAAGACGAAGTAGATTTAATTATATGTTCTGATGTACTTGAGCATGTTTTAGATCCTGATGAGCTTTTAAGGTTTATAAATAAAGTGAACTTTAAGACTCTGGTTTTATCTACGCCGGAGAGAGGCGCTATACAAGGACTACAAAGAAGCTTTGGGTGGGAGGTGGAGGAAAATGGCCCTCCTTACAACAAGATGCACATTAGGGAGTGGACGCTTGGTGAGCTTCAAGAGTATATGTCACAATTCTTTGATATTAAACAGCAGTATATCTGCCCGGTCCAAGTGGAGTGCCAGGTTGTTGTAGCGGAAAAGAAATGAATATTTTTTTGGACAATGTTAATATCGAGTCAACAACGGGGCCAAACCACTTTGCGAGCAAGCTTGTTAAGCAGCTATTGAAAATGGGGCATGAACTTTACCACCCTGGTAGCATTCCCGATGTTCATTTGGCTTTTGTAGAAAGCTTATATGGGCGATTAAAAAATGCAACCGACGGATACATACCAATGGTACAGAGGCTGGATGGTATTTATTTTGATCCCACCGATAATTTTGCAATAAAAAACCAAAATATACTCGGAACTTATCGGAATTCTGATGCGGTAGTGTTTCAGTCTAGGTTTAGCAAGGAACTCGTTTTTAAATATTTTGGAGAACATAAAAACTCTACTATTATCCATAACGGAGCGGATATGGAGGCCATAAAAAACACTCCTCCGCATGTGATAAGAAATAAAAATGGCAAGGTGTGGTGCGCAGCCTCACATTGGAGGCCGTTCAAAAGATTGGATGAAAATATAAGATATTTTTTAGAGAATTCATCTGAAAACGATGTCATGTTGATTGCCGGAGAAACGGAACAGGTGGTTGAGGATAGTAAGCTTAAATATCTTGGGGAATTATCTACGTCCGAGCTTTTAGGGGTCTATAAGGCGTCGGATACACTTGTTCATCTTGGGAGATATGATAACTGTCCCAACGTTGTTGTGGACGCTCGTGCGTGTGGCTGTGAGATTGTGTGTTCTTCCGTAGGCGGAACAAAAGAGATCGCCGGAAAGGGCGCTATTGTTATTGAAGATCACTGGGATCTTAGTCCAGAAGAAGTCAATGTTTCCAGGCCTTTGGATTTTAGCAAGCAATACATAAATGATTGCGATACTGATATTGATATGGTAAATACTTCAGAGAAGTACGGCGATTTTTTGTCAGGGGTAATAGATGAGGATTAATTACTTTGATCTTGGACTGTATCATGGGACCGAATTAACGGTCATGGCGGAACGTATAATCCCAGAGATAGGATTTGATAATTTTTTTGCATATGGCTTTGAGGCATGTCGTGAGCACTATGAAGCGGTTAGTAATATTCCGTGGCTTAAAAAAGACAATATCAAAATTTTTAATTACGCTGTTTCAGGCAAGCCGGGGAATAGAAAACTATATCACGCTCCGAATAACTTAGGCCATTCGCTTTTTAGTACAAAAAAGAATGTCACAAGTGAAAGTGAAGATGTGGAATCAATTTTATTTTCTGAGTGGATTCTAGATAATGTCCCAACATTTAAAGATGATATCAATATTATAAAAATGAATATTGAGGGGGCGGAGTACGAAGTGTTCCAGGACCTAGTTAAAAGCGATTTAGTAAAACATGTGGATATTTTTTGTGGCGCTGGACATGATATTGAAAAAATTTCTGAACTACTCCCTGTTAAAGGCGACTACTACGCCTTACTAGAAAATAACGACATATTTTTGCATAAATTTTCTGCGACGGGAAGATTTGATTCTACGCCGGAAGGCACTACCTATACAATTATAGGGCACGATAAAAATGTAAATATGCTTGATTTAGTATTAAGCGCTATTGATAATAGGATTAATGGAGAGTTGAATGTCTAACGTTCTTAAGAAGCGCATTGGAAACCACATGATGAACCTTGATGTTGAAGATGGGGGAATCTCGGCAGTATTGTACCACCAGGGCCAGCGGGAGCTTGCCTTTATGGGCCTGCTACAGAATGAGGTTGAAGAGGGAATGACGTGTGTTGACTTGGGTAGTAATATCGGTTATACGACCCTTTATATGCTAGAAAACTGTGGAGATGACGGATTTGTGTATGCAATTGAGCCCGATCCTAGAAATTTAAAGCTCTTGAAAGAAAACATTGAGGAGAATGGATATGAAAATCATGAAACTGTTCATTGCGCAATAAGTGATAACAATGGAGAAATAGATTTCTGGGAAGCCAGCAAGCCGAACCTCAGTAGCGTAACAAAGAATAAGTATAGCACCAATAAGATATCTGTTCCGTGCTATACGCTGACGAGCTTTTTAGAGGGGAGGAGATATCCCAATTTTATTAAAATGGATGTCGAAGGCCACGAAGTGAAGATATTTGAAAGCGGCCTTGATTATTTTTCAAAAAACGAGGGATACACCAGTATGCTAGTTGAGGTACACCCGGCATTATATAATGAGGATAACGATTTTGTTAAGATCCTTAAGGAATATTTTAAGATTGGTTTTGATTCTAGATATGTCGTAGCGACACCTGTTCCGCAACCGCAGCTTTTTGAAATGGCAGGATATGAGCCTGTGCAGAGTGTCTATACAGACGGGTTTCATCGCGGAATATATAATAATATTAGCAACGAACACCTGCTTAAGTTTGCTTGCCAGGAGCACTGGGAGCAGGGCAGCAAAAAGATCGTGCGCAGCTTTATGGTCACTAGGGAAGGGTAGATGTACTTTAAAAAAAACTTGAATAACTTTGGCGTTGTCCTCAAGGGTGCTAGCGTGGCGAGACTTCCGGAGTTTTCTAGTAATTTTCAAGATTGTTTTATTGTTAATAATATCGATAAAAATGTTGATAATGAAGATTCCGAATACTCAATTATCGCACCCGAACTTAAAGATAAGCGCGTTGCACATTTCGTAAACAGACTTCATACAGCGCCGCTGCTACCGGAGCACTACAGGGAGCTTGGTATCGAGAATATACAGTTCTCAAAGGCTGAGCTTGATCCAGAGTTGACACATATGAAGCAGTATTATGAAAGTCTGGAATTAACCTGTCATATGCTTCCTGAGAGGCTACTTGAATATAATGACTATTTTGATGATAAGTTTTATCTTAAGCCTGGAGATGGCAAATACAAGAAGAAGCATCCGAACACTGGAGTTCTAGCTGTTATATATGCCGCTGATTTTTTGAAGCCTAAAAATCTTTGGGTTGTTGGATTAGATTTTTATCAAGAAGATTACCTGTTTAGACGCCCATGGCATAATTCGTTAGAAAACCAGCAGCGTAAGATGAAGAATACAGATATGGTTGGTCATTTTATGGATGTTGTTAAGAGAAACCCTGAGGTTGATTTTAAGATGATTACTGTCGCTGAATTGCCAAAAGCCCCTAATTTGGAGATTATTTATGAGTGATGAGAAAAAAATAATAGTACCTGAATGGTCGTGGAGTCCCTGCGATAAGCCGACTTGGAACTTCTTTACCCCGGCTCCGTATGAAAATGAAGAGAAGCGGCTAACGGTTGTTATGTGGGACGCTCTCTATAGGGAGGGCTATATTGATCTGGCACTGAAGTGCTGTCAAAACCAATATAACTCTGAGGATGTTGATTTTATATGGATTGAGTGGACCGACAAGCCAAATCCCATAGTGCTTAAATATGATTTTCTAGATGTTTATTGCATGAATTTGGAAAAAAACCGAAGCCAGTATCCCGCGTATGACACTGGCATCCAGTGGAATCTTGGGCTTTACCTTGCGAGGACTGATTGGGTGACGTACCAGCATTGCGATATAATGGGTAGAGAACAATGCGCTAGAATTATCAAGTTTATTGATGAACAACGGTCTAGTGACAGAAACGAAATATGGGTTGAAGGATTCCAAAACAATCACGAGGGAATTAGAAAAGCAGCCCACAGACTGGAGTTTGAATATTTGTTGGCTTCGTTGGGTAAGAACTTTGATAGTCTAGCGGTTGCGTACAGGGGAGCGTATTATACGGATTCGCGCGAAAGCCAAGGGTTACATACGGTTAATAAAAATAGGCTTATAGAAGAGACTGATGGATGGTTTTGGAATTGCTGGGAAAAATCTGAACGCTGGGAAGGCCCTGGGCATCCGCAAGAGAGGCTTGGAGATATTTCTCAAAAACAACATTTGATTGATAAAGGTCTCGCTGTGAAGCCTAAATTTATGGAGCACTTCGCGATTCCTCACAATACGGAGTGGCTTAGAGGAATCGAGGGGAGGGAAGAGGGGGTTAGCGCTGAAAATTTGATACACACTCCCGGCTCTGCGCCTTATGAGGTGAGCAATCCGTGGAAACAGGAATGGGAAAAATATCTGGAAGTGTGGAAAGTATTTACCAAATTTAATGGAGGCATGAAACATTATAGCGACTTTGTTAGAGACTGGATTCCCCAACATGAAATAACCCTATATAAAAAGTCGAATCGTGATTGATCTTTCTTTACACAAAGCGGGTTTTGTTGACGGACACCCTCAGAAAGGAGCCTCGGAAGAGGAGGGTTATTATAGTACTGATGGTGAAGATGGGGTGGTAGAAAAAATCTTTGAATCAATAGATGCCAAAGATAAAGTTGTTGTGGAATTAGGCGCTGGAAATGGCTGGTGGGAAGAAAAATATTGGAGCAATTCTTATAGATGGATTAAAAAAGGGTGGCGGGCTCTTTTAATTGAAGGTGACGAAGCTAGATTTAATACTTTAAAAGAATCTATGAATAGCTTTAAAAAGGTTACTTGCGAAAAAGCGTTTATTAGTTTGAATGAAGGACAAGAACTTGATTCAATTCTAAAGAAAAATCTTGTACAAAGTGATTTTGATCTATTATCTATTGATATAGATGGGAACGATTATTGGGTTTGGGCAGAATTGAAGTACAGACCCAAGGTTGTTATAATAGAGTATAACTCAAATTGGGAAGAGAGAATTAGTATACCCTATGATGAGTTACATTGCTGGGATGAGTCTCAATTTTTTGGAGCTTCGGCGTCGGCCCTTGAAAGGCTGGGTCATTATAAAGGCTATGACTTAGTGGCTTTTTGCAAAAGAAATAATTTAGTCTTTTTGAGAAGTGATCTGAATGATGGTCGATTTAAGATTATGAATTTAAATGATAAAGACTCATATATTGAAAAAGACCACCATAGGGGCCTTTCGGAAGAGCAAAAAAATAGGCTTGTACTTAATCCGTCTTTTTGCTGGGGGAAGTGAAATGAAACTACACTTGGGATGTGGAGATGTTCATCTCGATGGATTTGTCAATATAGACAGCATGCACATGCCGACAGTTGATGCCGTAGCTGATATAAGGTATTTACACGCCAGGAAGTACCCTAAAAATTCTGCGGACTTGATTTACGCATCTCATGTCCTAGAGCATTTTACTAGGTGGGAATACGGCTCTGTTTTAAGAAGATGGTTTGATATCTTAAAGCCGGGTGGGATTTTAAGGGTCGCGGTCCCGGACTTTGAAAAAATTTGTTTGCATTACCAGAAGCACAAGGACCTTCCTTTGTTAAGGGGATCTCTTTATGGCGGGCAAGATTATGAAAATAATTTCCATCATTGGTGTTGGGATTTTGATTCGTTAAGCCAAGACCTAGAAGAAGTTGGGTTTAGAGAAGTGTACCGATATGATTGGCGTGAAACAGAGCACGCACATGTTGATGATAATAGCCAAGGATATCAACCTCACATGGATAAAGAAAATGGAATGCTCATTAGTTTGAATGTAGAGGCGGTTAAATGAAAACCTTATTAATAGATAAGATTGAGGCCTTTTGGGATCATCGCCCTTGTAACATTAGACATTCTAAAAAAGAGATCGGTACAAGAGAGTACTTTGATGAAGTTGAAAAGAAGAAATACTTTGTCGAGCCACACATCCCAAAGTTTGCCGAATTTGAAAAGTGGAAAGGTAAGAGGGTTTTAGAAATAGGCTGTGGGATTGGGACTGATAGCATAAATTTTGTACGCCACGGAGCGGACTTAACGGTCGTTGAGTTGTCCAAAAAAAGCTTAGACCTATGTCGCAAGAGGTTTAAAACTTATGGGCTGGATGCCAGGCTTCTTCATGGAAACGCGGAGGACCTTGTACGTGTTTTAGGCCGTCAAAATGAAAAATTTGATCTTGTCTATTCTTTCGGTGTTATTCATCATACGGATCAGCCCGCCGATATTGTCAATGAAGTTAAAAAAGTCTTAAAACCAGGCGCTGAGTTCCGCTTGATGCTTTACGCAAAGTACAGTTTTAAGCTTTTTGATTTTATGAGGGAAACCGAAAGCTGGGATTTTTCAAATTCGGATGATATAATTCGGAAATATGCGGAAGCGCAAACGAACTGTCCCAGGGCATATACCTATACTTTTCTCGAAGCCAAAAAATTATTAGAGGGCTTTAATGTTGAAGAAATTAAAAAAACCCATGTTTTCCCATACGACGTACCGGAGTATATAAAGGGGAACTATGTTGTCAGGGACTGTTTTAAGAGTATGACAGAGGAAAAGTTTGAAGAAATGTCTGACGAGGTTGGGTGGCATATGCTAATAAGAGCCAAGCTGGAAAACGAGGAAGGGTAAGATGGAAAAGGTCTCGGTAATCGGAATCGGCAAGTTGGGTCTTTGTTTCGCTTTGACATTGGAAAAATCTGGATATAATGTTGTTGGTGTAGACATAGTAGAAGATTATGTTAAGAGCATTAACGACAAAAGGTTGGTTACGTCTGAGCCCGGAGTACGAGAGCACCTGCGAGCATCTAAAAATTTTCGTGCGACTGTAGACATTAGGGAGGCGGTGGAACACTCGGATATATTATTCGTGGTTGTAGCCACACCGTCGCTATCGAATGGCGGCTATGATCATAGTCAGATAGATTCGGTCGTTGAAAAACTGTCTTCTTCTGGGAGACAGGCGCGGACGAAGCATTTAATAATCTGCGCGACGGTGATGCCCGGGTACACTGACAAGATCACGGAGAGGTTGAAGGGCGAGGGTTTCGTCGCCAGCTACAACCCGGAGTTCATTGCCCAGGGGAGTATTTTAAGAGACCAACAAAGCCCGGATCTGGTCTTAATTGGAGAAGGCAATGAAAACATAGGCGATACTTTGGAAAATATCTATAATAATATTTGTGTTAATTCACCCTCTATTAAAAGAATGAGCCCGCTAAGCGCCGAGATATGTAAGATCTCTCTTAATTGTTTTCTAACTACCAAAATTGCCTTTGCTAATATGATTGGTGATTTGGCGGTAACGGCGGGCGCACAAGCAGATAAGGTCTTGGAGGCAATAGGAACGGATACAAGAGTTGGAAATAAGTGCTTGAGGTATGGTTTTGGTTATGGGGGTCCGTGCCTTCCACGCGACAACAGGGCCCTAATGGCCTATGCTGAAGAAAAAGATGTAAAGGTACCTATTAGTGTTGCTTCTGATGAGAGTAATTTTTTGCATTTGAAATTTCAAGTTGAAAAGTTTTTGAAGGATACTGACAAAGAAGAGGATGTAATTATTGAACAAGTTACGTATAAGCCAGGGACGGTAATCCTTGAAGAGTCACAAGAGTTAAAGTTTGCTGTTGAGATCGCGGAAAAAGGCTACAAGGTTATAATAAGAGAATCAAAAGAAGTCATTGACAATGTTAGAAGCCTATATGGAGACCTGTTTGAATACCAAGTCAGAGACAGGCAGCATCAGCATGCGGCATGAAGAAGTAGTAAAACATATTTCGTCATGGATGACACAAAAGCTTGTTGAATCTAAGGCGCGAGGATTTGTTATTGGAGTCTCTGGGGGGATTGATTCTGCCTTAACTTCTGCGCTTGCTGCAATAACGGGAGAACCAACGCTGGCTCTTAACATGCCGATAAATCAAGAAGAGGGGCAATTTAGTCGTTCAAATGAACAAATTGATTGGCTGAAAAGTAGATACGATAATGTTTTGTCGCATGTTATTGATTTAACAAGCATGCATGAGAGTTTTAAGTCGGTATTGCCTTTCGAGATTAGCGAGCTTGCCTATGCCAATTTAGCCTCCCGCTTAAGGATGATAACTTTATACGCTTTTGCGAATTCAAAAAATTATTTAGTTGTTGGGACCGGGAACAAGGTTGAAGATTACGGAATTGGCTTTTTTACAAAATACGGTGATGGTGGTGTTGATATTAGTCCGATCGCGGATCTACTAAAGACCGAGGTTTATAAAATGGCAAAATCTATAGGCGTCCCAAAGTCAATTCAAGAAGCGATTCCTACGGACGGCCTGTGGGGTGATAATCGGTCAGATGAAGAACAAATTGGGGCTTCGTATAAAAATTTGGAATGGGCGCTAGACTTTTATGATAAAAACCAGCAGGAAAGTAGGTTCTTGACACGAGAGCAGAAAGAAGCACTGAGTATTTATACCTTGAGACATATAAATAATAAGCACAAGTTAGAGCTTCCTCCTGTATGTCTTATAGGAGAAAAATTTAGAAATGAAAAATAATAAGAAACGAATTTTGGTATGTGGCGCTGGAGGGTTTATAGGAGGGGCGATGGTAAAGAGGCTCAAAAGTGAGGGACACTATGTTCGAGGAGTGGACTTAAAGCATCATGAGTTTTTTGATATTGCGGCCGTGGCTGACGAGTTTCTAATTGGCGATTTGCGCGATCCAAAGGTCTGTAATTTAGTTCTTGATAAAACGTTTGACTGGGTGTTTCAGTTTGCGGCGGACATGGGGGGCGCTGGGTTTGTTTTTACTGGGGACAATGATGCAGATATAATGCATAATTCCGCAATGATTAATTTAAATATAGCGAAACAATGCACGAGAAGCGGGGTTGAAAAGGTGTTTTATTCCTCATCTGCGTGCATATACCCGGAAAGAAACCAAATGGATCCTAATAATCCTATGTGTGCGGAAGGCAGCGCATATCCTGCTGATCCCGATAGCGAGTATGGATGGGAAAAGTTATTTAGTGAAAGATTATGGTCCGCTTTTGCAAAAAATTATGGACTGGACGTATGCATAGCAAGATATCATAATATCTTTGGTCCTGAAGGAGCGTGGACGGGTGGGCGAGAAAAAGCCCCCGCCGCGATGTGTAGAAAAGCGGCGCAGGGAAAAGACGGGGGGTTTATTGAGGTGTGGGGTGATGGATCGCAAACACGGTCTTTTCTGTATATTGACGAATGTATCGAAGCGTCAGTGCGCCTAATGGAGTCTAGTTTTGCGGGCCCTGTTAATATTGGTTCCGAAGAAATGGTGACTATACAGGAGCTTGCCAAAATGGCGATTGATATTTCTGGTAAAGATCTTTCTATTGAAAATATTGATGGCCCTTTAGGAGTAAGGGGCAGAAATTCTGACAATACTCTAATCCAAGAGAAGCTTGGGTGGAGCCATTCCCAGGAGTTAAAAACGGGGATGGAAACGACATTCAACTGGATCAAAGGACAGGTTAAAAAAAGTGAAGATAATTTCTGAGATAGGTATTAATCACAACGGAGACTTTAGAAAAATTGAGGAGTTAATAAGGCAATCCGCTATTGGCGGCGCTGATTTTGCTAAGTTTCAATTATATGATTCTGTTCGGGTATTTGGAGATGAGTCTAGAAAAAAGAATGAATTCAATTTTGAGCAAGTCAAAACAATAAAACAAATATGTGAGCATTATAATATTGAATTTTTCGCTTCTGTTTTTGATGAGGAAAAAATTGAATGGTGCGAAGAGTTGGGGGTCAAAAGATATAAGATTGCAAGTCGAACGATAGTAAAAGAACAAGAGTTGTGTAAAAAGATCGTTGACCTTGGAAAGCCGACTTACATATCACTTGGCCTTTACCAGGGGCTTGGAGTACCTTTTTCGGCTCCCCATGTTAAATATTTCAATTGCATTTCAAAATATCCAACAAGTTGTGTAGACTTTAAAATGTTTGTATATAATGCTAATATTATTGGACTTAGTGACCATTCATATGGTATATCATACGCTCTTTATAATATTGCGCATGGTGCGTCGATTATTGAAAAGCATTTTACACTAAATAAAGGTATGAAAGGGAACGATCATATCGGCTCTATGAACCTAGACGAGCTAAGAATGCTCAGAGAGCAGGGCTCTCAGGTTGAGGGCGTTAGGAAATCTATATATGAAAAGAAATAAATTATTTGGAGGCACCTTAAAAATACTAGGTGTAACATTGGCTCGTGGCGGCTCAAAGGGCGTTCCTAAAAAGAATATCCGGAACATAGATGGCAAGCCCTTAATCGCTTATACGATTGATGCGGCATTAAAGAGCGGAGTATTTAGTCATTATGTGGTAAGCACGGATTCCAAAGAAATTGCCAAGATATCTGAAGCACGTGGTGCTCTCGTTCCGTTTATGCGGCCGCAAAGACTATCTGGAGATGGAGTGTGGTCAAGGGACGCATTAAAACATGCTGTTATCGAATGTGAAAAAATCTACAATATCAAGTATGATTATGTAGTAGAATTGCCGTGTGTAGCCCCCCTTAGGACCGAAGAGCACATAGAAGATGCGGTCACGAAGCTTGTAAACTCGGGAACGCACAGCGTTACGTCTGTTGTTAAAATGCAGGATAAACATCCGGTTAGGATGAAAAGAATAGTAGACGACAGGATCGAAGACTTTTGCAAGGAGCATCCAGAGGGGGAGGGGAGTAGAAGACAAGATCTTGAGCCATGCTATATTAGAAATGGGGCCATATATTCGATGACTAGAGACTGCATTGTTAAACAGTTTTCTAGGCATGGTAGAATATGTCGCCCTTATATTATGGATGAAAGAAGCTCTGTAAACATAGACTCGTGGAATGATCTAAAACTAGCAGAGATTCTCCTAAAAGATAGAAGGGCAGAGCTTTTATTGAGAGAAAAAGATGAGAGTTAAAATTGATTGTCCTGTGGGTTTTCTAAGCAAAAAAGAGCTTGGAGAAATTTTATTTAAGTATGGTTATAGCGCGAGCGGAGAACCGTCTTGTTTAATCGTAAACCCCGGAACAGATTCCTATCTTGGGGAGAGATATTTTTCTAAGTTCAGAGGTTTAAAAATCGTCGGAACCCCGTCTACGGGCGTTGGACATATTGACTCTAAATACCTAGAAGAAAAAGGCATTGAACTAAAATGCCTTCTTGATAATAGGGATGCGCTTGAAAATATTCATGCGTCGGCGGAATTTACGTGGATCCATATAATGAACTCCTTTAGAAAATTTACCAAGGCTGTTAAAAAACACAGGCCCTGGAGAACAGAGGCAAACGAAGAGCTACTGAGATCCAATGAGTTGGCTGGCAAAAAGATTGGAATTGTGGGCCTTGGAAGAATAGGTAGGAAAATAGCGAAATATGCAACTGCATTTGAAATGGATATTTCATATTTTGATCCGTATGTAGACAACGAAAAATACAAAAAAGTTAAAAATATTGATGATTTGAAAGATCGTGATATAATTTCGATTAATTGCTATTTGACAAAAGAAACAAAGAAGATGATAAGAGAGGGTGTTTTTGATGACTTTAGAGATGGCTTAATTGTCGTGAATACTTCAAGGGGCGAGGTGGTCGACGAAGACTATATTCATGGCCTTATAACTGATGATAAGATTTTTTACTCTTGCGATGTTTTATGCAATGAACAAGATGTCTATAACATGAAAGAATCAAAGTTATTCAATTTGCGACATGATAATCTTGTAATAACCCCCCATGTTGCTGGTGCGACTGTAGAGAGCCAGAGAAAGGCCCTGGAAGGGATTTTAGAAGCATGTACAAGGTAACGGTAGCTGTGTGCTGCTATAAACAGAGAGACTGGCTACACAGGTGCCTTAGAAGCCTTATTGGGCAAACCTTACCCACTGACGAATTTGAAGTTATAATCGTCAATGATAATCCGGATGAAAGCCTAGATGACATTTGTAGTATAGTTGAGCCACATTTGAATATTAGACTTATAAATAATAAAGAGAACATAGGGTTGCCTGCGTCGTTAAATAAGACCCTGAACCAGTCCCTGGGAAGGTACTTTGTTCGAATAGACGCGGATGATTATGTGTCGAAACACTTCCTACAGTCGCTGTCATTATTTTTAGATATGAATAGAAAATACCAAGCAGTTGCATGTGACTATAAAAAAGTTGATGAGGTTGGCAATACCTTGGGGGCATATAATTTTAGCGACGAACCAGTCGCATGTGGTATAATGTTTACTTACGAGTCCCTATGCGGCATTAATTTCTATGATGAAAAGTTTAAAATGAGAGAGGGGCATGACTTGTTAAAGCGATTTTCAAAAAAGTATAGTTATTTTCATTTAGAGATGCCGCTCTATAGGTATAGACAACACGCCAGCAACAGGACAAAAAACGTGGATGAAATTGGCCAGTACGATAAGATTTTGAATAAATGAGGAACATATGAAAATAGGAATAATCGGACTTGGTTATGTTGGGACCGCAATGTATGATTTTTTTAAAGATCATTATGATGTAGTTTTTTACGATCCTGGAAAAAAAGGGAGTTGTAGTAAAGAATATATAAATACATGCAACTTGGGGGTCGTCTGTGTTCCAACCCCCATGGCAGGCGATGGTAGCTGCGATTTATCTATTGTTGAAGATACTATTAATTGGCTTGACACTCCCCTTATTCTTTTGAAGTCAACTGTTGAGGTGGGAACAACTCAAAGACTCAAAGCGAAAACAGGCAAAAGTATTGTATTTTCTCCTGAATATTGTGGCGAGTCTACATATTGGTCTCCGTATGCTTTTGATACGGATGTAAAGGAGACCCCATTTTTTATCTTCGGAGGAGACCCCGTGGATACATCAAAAATGGTTGATTATTTTATGCCTGTTGTTGGCCCCACAAAGAAGTATGTAAAGACAAATGCGACTTCTGCGGAGTTCGCTAAGTATATGGAGAACTCCTTCTATGCAACTAAAATAACGTTTTGCTACGAAATGAAAAATATTTGTGACGCCATTGGCATGGATTATAATGAAGCAAGAGAGTTGTTTCTTTTAGACCCAAGAGTCAATCCGATGCACACTGCTGTTTTTCACCAGAATAAACTACCGTTTTCTGGGAAATGTCTTCCAAAGGATATCAATGCGTTGACTTGCGCTGCTGAAAAAGAGGGATATTCTGCGGAACTCCTAAAAGAGGTCTGGAAATCCAATCTTAGAATTGGGGAAATGAGAGGTATGAAAAATGAGTAGGTGCCTTGTGACAGGACATAAGGGCTATATTGGCTCTAGGCTTTTTGAAGCCCTGAAGAATCAGGGTCATGAAGTTATGGGAATAGACTTGAAAGAAGAAGTTCCAAAAGATATTACCAAGTTAAATGGCCTAAAAGAAGATAGCGATGGAAATTTTCATCCACATTACTTTAATTTTAAACCAGAACATATTTTTCACTTAGCCTGCTTTCCTAGGGTGCCGCTTAGTATTGAGCAGCCTGTGCAGACTATGGAAAACAATGTCTTGTCTACGAGTGTTGTATTAAATTTTGCAAGAAAAGTTGGAGCAAAGAGAGTTATTTATTCAAGCTCCTCTTCTATCGTCGGCAATGGCTACGGACCTGAAAGCCCATACGCGCTGCAAAAGCTGGTCTCTGAACTGGAATGCGGACTGTATTCGAAACTATATGGCCTAGATACGGTTGCCCTTAGGTATTTTAACGTGTACTCAAAAGATCAGCCTGCGGATGGACCGTATGCTACTGCGGTAGCAAATTGGATCAAATATATTCGAGAAGGCAAGAATCCGTTTATAACGGGAACCGGCGGGCAGAGACGGGACATGCTTCATGTTTCTGATGCTGTGTCCGCAAATATATTCTCTATGCTATATAGTGATAAGTTTAATGGAAAGGTTTTTGACGTTGGGACTGGTGCCAACATTTCATTGAATGAAATGAAAGAAATAGTTATGGCGTTCAATCCGGACGTTAATTTTGATTATGCACCACCAAGAAAAGGTGACGTCATGGTCACTCTGGCAAATAAATCAAAGTTGGCCAGATTGGGGTGGTTTACTAAGGTATCAATTGAAGAAGGAATTCGAAATTGTTTTAAGGAGGTACTAAAATGAATTTATCGAATCAAGCGGTAGGAGCTATAATGATGGCCTTGCAGAGGGGAATTTTACACAAAGTAGATGTTACGGGGATCCTTAAAGAGTTCAGCTTGGAGCCCACTAATGATGGACTTGTTGTAAAAAACCCACCGGTAGTCCACCTGGATGAAGATCCGGGAAAAGAATAAGTGCCGGCGTATTCGTATAAGTGCAATAAGTGTGAAAGTGTTTTTGAACTAAGGCATTCTTATAAGGATGAGATCTACAAAAAACCTGATTGTGATGAAGGTTGTGAGCTAGAAAGGCTACCAACGATTATTACGATTAATGATAGGAATCCTTTAAGCTCCGGTACTGGAGATGAAATAAAGAAAGTAATAGAAGAAACAAGACATGATATAGAATCGACAAAAAAGTCAAGGATTAACTACGAAACATGATTTGGATTATTTTAACATGCGTCTTGGCTCTGGCACTAATAGTAATGTGTTTTTATGTTAGGTTTTTGTTATTTCAATTAAGCTTTCTAGTAGAGAACAAGAAGGACCTGATAGAGGCTATAGACGATTTTTGTAGTCATATTAGGGTTTTGCATAATAATAGGTTGTTTTATGGCGATCCTTTGTTCATAAAATTAATGAAGCATGGGAACAAGCTCACGGAATACCTTAAAACTTATGGAGAGATATACGATATGCTGGATGACGAATATGAATACGACACTATCGACGATGAAGAAGAACTATACTCATATGAAAAAAGCCGATGACAAAAAATATTTTACGAAGCAAACACAAGAATCAATTGTTTCGTATTGTGAGACTGACTGTAGAAAAGAAAAAGAAGAATTATATATAGAATCTATTAATCCTGCTTTTGATGAATTAATAGAGAGAATTGTTTTTACATATAATTTTGGTTATTTAGCCGATCTAGATTCTTTGAAGCATGAATGCAAACTATATCTGGTTTCTATTTTAAGTAATTTTGATCCCGAAAAAGGTTCAAAAGCCTTTTCCTACTTTACAATTGTGACCAAAAATTGGTTTTCTTACAAGTGCAAGAAGCAAAACAAGAAAAGGTTCACGGAGGTGCGAGTAGAGGATCTGGACGACATTACAAAAAGCCAAGCCCGTCATACTGAAAAAACTATAATATACAATGGCTATATACGGGACAGGGAACAGTTTGAGTTGTGGTCTAATTTATTAGAAAATATAGGGGCCTGGAAGAGGCACTACAAGGGAAATGATTTAAAGGTTTTATATGCTATAGAAACCCTTTTTGGCAATATTGAAAATATAGAAATCTTCAATAAAAAAGCCATTTATCTCTACATAAGAGAAATAACTGGCCTTAACACTAAACAAATAACAAATAGCTTAAAAAAAATAAAGCAGCGATATTATGAATTTAAAAGAGGCTGGAACGAGGGAAAAGTATAGTGTTTTCTAATTATTAGGAGAATACGTATATGAGTGAAAACACAGAAGAACTGCTTGAAAAAGCGCTAAAAAATATTGAGAACGACCGTCAGAGGACGTCGAAGCTCTTGACTGGCCTGGAGGAAGTCCTCCAGGGGCAACCGCATGACTATGGCGCGCTGGGTACGACGGCTGCAAAGTTTGTTGAAACACTGCAAAGATCCAATGAACAACTAGTTAAAATTGTAGGCATATTAAATAAAAATACGACAAAAGAATCAAGAACATTATCAAAAGAAGAAAAAGAGGCCCTATATGAGGATCTGGAGGGACAAGATTAGATGGGGATAGGAAATCACAATAAACCACTATATCTAGATCCTGGCGGCTTTCCAAGTATGGACAAGGCGCTTCGTAACCTTGGAAAGGTGATGAAGTTCACGCACCAACATGATACGCTTGAGGGAAGAAGTGTGTTCATGGCCCGTGTTTTCGATGTTAATACTGTGTCGAAGTTAACGGCAAGAACAGGCAAGCACGCTGTTCATATCGAGGCGCTTACCCAGACTGGCCAGACCGATGATCAATTTATAGAGATTGCGGCGTATCCGGAAGGGGATGGCATTAGTGTTTGGCCCAGCCCCATGCCGACGGGACCGAAAGATCAGCGAGCTATTGCCCAGCTTCCCACGTTCATTGCTTCGAAGAGTGCCAATTTGCCAATTCCGCCCATAGGTAGTTTAATAGAAATAAGCTTTTATGATATAAATGCCCTGCCTAATGGCGGGAGGTATAATCGTTTATTGGCAAGAGCAAACCCATATCCGAAGATAGACGAAAAGAGCGGTGGGGCTTTGGTAAAAAAGGCCGGTTCTAACCCGACTACATCTATTCATAACCCATCTAATTTAACTTTGGGATTTGAATAACTATCGGGAGGCCGTGACATGGCAAAACATTTTGTCGTAGAATATGATCCATTGACGCACTCTCCGGAGAAAGGAGAGGAACTTAGAAGGCGACAACTTGCTGGTCACGACGATCCAAATGAAGGTACTGGGTGTACGTATTCTTCAAAGATCGTCCATCCTCTATACTTTGAGGCCGAGGCAGATTTAACTATCACGAATAATTTAAACTCTTGGATAGTTTTGGGACGAGATAGACCTGCTGGATATGGAACAGGTTATGGAGGAGAGGGGGACCGGGCCTGTGCAACGATCGATCTAGTTGTTGGACGTGGCGGGGTCGCCCCCAGAAAAGTAGACCCCGAAAAAGTGTTAGATGAGGTTGGATACCATCCTAGTTTTTCGAGTGACGCTGCGCGCCTATATATTAGTCAAAAAAGTGACGTGGATGATAACTTTGCAGTAGCCCCGGGAAGCATTGGCTCAAGAAGAGGCAAATCCGTTGTCGCCATGAAAGCAGACAATGTTAGAATTATGGCTAGTGAAGGAATTAAGTTAGTCACAAAGATTACAAATTATACCACGGGGGACAGCAGAGGGAATATTAAGACCCTAGGCATAGATTTAATTGCTGGCAATGATAGCGGAGGCCTCCAGCCTCTCGCCAAAGGCAAAAATCTCGTAAGCGCTTTGGATGAAATATACGATTTAATATTGAAGCTAACATCCACGGTGGCGCAGATAGTGAGAACAAACGTCGCAGTGGCCAGTGTTGTGGGTGCACATACGCATGCGGTCATCCCCAACCCGGTCGGCCCCGGTAAGATAGCGGCAGCCAGCGTAGAACTGGCCCTGGCCGAGTTGCAGGCGCTATTTGAGGACGTCTTAGTTATATTTGATGAGGTAACCACAAAAGTTAATTGTGAAACTTCGAGAGTGGCATACTTATCGCCTGGGAGTAGGGACTATATATGCAGCAGGCATAATAACACAAATTAAAATGAACGATATTGTATATTACATAGATACCGCGATTGATACGATAGACTGGCGGAATAATGAAGACAAGATTTGGTATACGACCGATAAAAATTTTGTATTCACGACTGTAAAAGTAACGGCTGTTCTAACGCAGGGCGGCTCTGTTGATAAAGATAAAACAACCGACAAGGCACGAAAAAAAGCACTTGATAACATATTAGATAGGTTTCAAAGAGATCCTAATGCGCAAGTGTTCCTAACAATACCAAATGATGAGTCCACGGGGAATCCAGCGATATATGTGGAACCCATTAAGATCGCTGGATTTAGAATCTATAGGTTCCTATTTGCTATTGACGCGAATGAGATTTTGGGACTCGAAGGGGCGTCTGCCATTGATGCTGATTCCCCGCAAATAATTAATCCCCTTGGACCGGCGATTAGGGTTGCTAGGTGCTCAAGTACGAGTAGAGGATGGATCGTCGCAAAAAGCGCGTCAGAAATTATAGGGTATGCGCCGGTCGATGAGGGAATAAACGAAGAGTTGACTATTGGTATATCAAAAAAGTTTACTGATACGCTTGGGGTGATCCTTAGTATATATAAGGATCCTGGCGATGTTGCTCATCCGAAATCTTTTTTTAAAAATGACTCACTCTTAGTCAAATCTCCACAAAAGGTGGAGGGCGTATCGAACCAGCAAGTTCTTCTTCCTGTCACAAAGGTGATAACTCTGCACACTGCTGAATTTGCATCTAAGGCAGAGGCGCAACAAGAGGAAAGAGATCATGTTGCCGGCTTTGTTGCGGGCGTTAGTGAAAATATGGACAAGTTCAACAGTATCCTATCTGGTAAGAATACTGCCTTAGAGCAACTTGGGTTGCCCAAAGAAACCACCGAGCTTTTGAGCGCAGTCTGGGCGACACCGGAACTAGAAGCCCTGGGATTTGCGCAGGACTGGACGGTTTTCGGGCAGCAGGAGCCCGCTTTTGAGACTTCAAAAGATGCACTAGCAAAGAAAGAACAGATAACCACATATGCTACAGACAAGGGGATACCTTTAAAAGATGCGTACAAGGCCTTTAATTACGCCTCAAGGAACAAAGATCTCTTAAGCAAGCTTGGTCTTGGTGGGCAAGGAGGACGCTGCCTTGACGACTTGCTCGAAGCGACCAACTTTATAACAGATCCAGCCGGCATTCTTGATACTTTATATGATAGGATGGTTAACAAGCTCGACTGGAAGGTAATCGTCATGGTTGTGGCGAAACTAACATTGGAGGCCATCCCGGATAGTCTTCTTGAAAGAAACGATGTTATAAAATGTATTTTTGGTACGGAAGATTTTAAAAAGTACCTTGTGTGTCAAATAGCAGACAGTGTAAACCAAATAGAGGCAACAGTTAACCTGATTAAGCAGTTTGTTGTTTATCTCAAGAATCTGAGATTCGAAAATATTTTAGATCCGCTAAAGATCGAAAGGCTTTTAAAGAAGCTGATCATGTTTGCGATAATATCGGCTGTTTATTTGTTAATAAACTTTCTGCTCAAACAGCTTGGTCTTGATACGTGCGATTTAAGCTTGGACAAGATTGATGAGTTTTTTGCATTGGATTGTGGGTCTGCTGGACAAAAGATTGGAAATATTGGTGCAATGAGCACACTGGCACTCTTGAGCGATGACGCGAGATTTAGAAAGAATGTAGCGGAAGTTGAAGGAGGGATTTTTGCCTTATCTACCTTATCAAAGGATGCTATTCAAAATTTTGATGATTTTGTAACATCTAATATTGAAAATTTTGGATTTGATATTTCTGTAGACGAGTATAGAAAGCTTGTGCAAGCGGTTGATATAACATTCAGCAGAGAAAATCTCCACAGGCTATTCAAGGGAGACACATCAAGATCAATTAGGCAGACTCTAGATTTTATTATTGAAGAGTTCAAAATACCGCTATCTTCAAGAGAGGCCGAATTGTTATTCAAGGCCGCTGGGACCGTATTGGCAGATGAAGACTTTGAACTCCGAGAAGACGAACATCCTGAAGACTGTGATCCGGTTGATAAGTTTGATCAAGCCACCGCCTTTTATAGTGATCTGCCCGCTGAGGCACAGGAGCAGATTGAATTAGAAACACAGAAAGTTGTTGATACTATTACGGATATTTGCGATAAATTTGATACACCTATAACTGTTTTTGATATAATTAGGCTTCTTTTTAACGCGAATGAAATCCCTCTTGTCCAAGAAACCGCCTCGGCGGCATTGAATTTCTTGTTTGATTCGATTGACACGCAGTTTATAACCACGCTAAGATCTAAAGAGGAGTCTAATTTTTCTGAATTACTAGGAGATATGAGTCAAGCGGCCCTCTGGAGAGCGTACCAACCCGACTTTGATGTGAAAGCCGAAGAAGATTATGAAGTATTTCTCTCTCTTGGTTTCAATAGGGCAGAAATAACAGAAATGAGGATATTATCTCCAATATACAAACTGTGCGACACTTCTATCTACGAAAAATGCCTATCTTATGGCCTGCCCCTGGAAGCCGCTTCTAGCGACAATCCTTCGTCTGCAATGTCCTATGCGGGCTATGGGCTTCTGGGGATGATTGGACAAGGAAGACTTACGAGTGCGGTAACTCTAACGGGAGGCAGTGGTGCCTCGGCGCTATCTGGCCTATCAAAGACAATAGAGAGGGGAGATGCGGACCAGATGAAGAAGGACTTCATTAGGAGTTCCGCAGAGTTAAGAAGGACTTATTATAATCCATGGGTGTCTTGGGGATCACTTGGTGCAAATTTACTTTTTCCGGTAATTGGAGGCTATCTTGCGTATGGATGGCTATCTAGATTTCAACGTGGAGGCAATTTTTATTTAGAATACAATGCCCCCGAGGGGATTGACTATCTAGACTTTGGAAAAGAGGCTAACGAGTGGGAGCTTGATGGGAAACTTCCAAGAGCCTACCAGCCCGCATACTCCTGGGATTCAAAAGGTCAAAACCCAAGAAGAAAAAGTGGCGCAGGGTTCATTTTTGAAAAAAATAACCAAGGGGAAATTACGAGCTACAAGTATCAACATGCGAAAAAGTATCAAGATGTAGGAGACGCGGAAATTTTTGATCCCACTTATTCTTTTGAATTGCTTCGGGATGAGCCAAAATTAAAAGTAGTGCTTACGAAAGATATCTTGGGCATTCTTAATAGGCCCCCTATCTGGAAAGATGGAAGGCTTACGGATGAAGAGTACAAATATAGTAGATTTGTTGACCTTGCTTCGAAACTAGGGTCGGAGATAGAGCAAGACAAATATTTTGGCGACTGGAAGCCGCTTAGGGAGTATCCTGATACTATTAAAACAACGAGCGAAACGAATATTTTTCTCCCTGGAAAAGTAGAATACGAACTGGAGATCATTAGAGATAACGTCGATCCGGTCTTTGGCGAGCCGGCGGAAGGGAAAATTGAAACAACGGAGAAATTTGCCGGAGTATTGCCGGAAGAGTTGCAATGCAGGTCCCCGTTTAAAACATTTAGGCAGTGGTACACTGATAAGATGATAGCCCAGTTTGGGACTGCTGAATTAAACGATACAAATGGCGAGGGCAACACCCCACTAGTTAGGACCGACGCGGAAGATCCTGGTGGATCTAAGGAAGGGTTTTTTGATAAGCTATACGGCAGAAATATTTATTATGATGATGAAGAGGTCCCGTTTGAAGAATGGGTTTGTGGCTCCTTGTTGATGTTTATTACCCCATATAAGGAAAATTATATTGATGTAGAAGCCCAGAGCGCCATTGACCTAACAAATGAGTTTAACAACTATGTACAAGTTCAATTTGACCCATTTGCGGCGACCTTGCCCGGAGGGACGGAGAAGGCCGGTATTCATAGCGCGGCGTTAGCGCTTAAAGGGAGTGACGACGGGAGCCTCTTTAAGGAGGACAATAATGGCGAGGAAGTACCGAATAATATAAGGGTATTTATGTGGATGAGAAACCCTATCATGAGGGCCCAAAGGTACAATTATTCGATAGGAATAAAACCGGATAAATATGTGCAAACGGAAATGTGCTTGTTAGAAGAGTCATATAAGTTTGAACCGTTTTATATGCAAGAGTCTTATTATATGAATCCACATTATACAAAAATAAACAGCTTAAGAAAGAAGATCTTTGAAGAGGATGTCTGGAAAGACCTACTTGATATATCTTCTATTAAGTCGAGTGTTTTTGATAAATTAAGAAATGAGTTGCTAAAACTAAAGAAGGAATAAAATGAACCCACTTGAAACTGCAAATAATCATAAAAAACATAATATTATAGGTTTGTTACGAGTTAAGGCAAGGATCCTTGCACTGGAGAAAATATCGGCCTCATTTCAATTCCTGCTCCATTCGGATCTAACTCCTAATAATGAGGGCGGGTCTTTTTTTGCATCAATAATAGCAAAAACAATTGAAGAAATGTTGATGGCAACGGAGCCCGGACTCTTAAAAATATTTTATGAATATCTTAGCATAGAAGAAAGCATCCAAGATATAATCATGGAGGAGACAAAAATTGTCTTAGACAACATTTCTGGAGTTGGAAAAAGATTTGCGAAAGAAACTGAGTCTTTGATCAATAGCGCAATAGGAGAATTGTTTGAGTGGGACGCACCGTTCAATTTTGACATTGATGAACTGCTCATAGAACACCTTGCAATTATAGATTCTCCGTATACATTTTATCCATCGTATAAGATTCTTGATGGTGATGTAAGTGTTCCGAATGATATAATTAATTCCACATTTGGAAGAGCCAATGATAAAATATCGTACAACTCGATGATTCAAGAAAGTTTTGCCAAGAGTGGTATACTCCATCAAGTCGCCCCGAATACGCATTATATAGTAGATAGAAAGGGCGCGTATGGGCCCTTGGAATACGGATGGAAAGATGATGACGGGGGAGGATACTGGAGTGACGACGAGGATCTTGACGACTCCGTTATCAAGGACAAGGGGTGGGTTACCAAGGATTTAATCCCGTTCTTCAGAAGAACCTTCTATCTGGAGAGGTTTATTGATGTTGAGTTTGAAGATGGTCAAAAATGGGTAATAAATTTTGATTATTTTGTAAACAATGCCTATACCACGGAGGAAGATGGGAAGTTTACGGTATACCTTGCGCCCGATCCTGCAATTAGTGACACTGATCAAAAATTGGTCTCAACGGCCGCTGTCGGATTGCGCCTAATGGCTGTTTCACCAACCTTAAACTCTGTGCTGGATGGAGCAGAGACGGTAGATTGTAAAAAAGAATATGAATCGTTCGTTGGATCAGAAGTTGCTCTTGACGGCGATGATTTTTCTGAGTTAAGCGATCTTGTACTTGAACTCGATGGAGCGGATACTCTAGAAAAAAAGCAGGTTCTTATAAGTGAAATCAACGAGAACATTATAACCATAATTGATAAAAAACTTAAAAACCCTATAAAAGTAAGCTTTGGCTCATCTCCGTGGGGCCATTTTACAGAAAAGACCTGGCAACACGCGATGAGAAATAAAGAATATTTTAGAATGGAATTAGTGAAGCCAAGGTGGATGCCAGAGGAACCCTTGGATGAGACTGCCGAGTTGTCCGGGTTTTTAGATGACAATATAGAGGAGACGAGCGACCTCTTTCAGAAACACGAGGACGCCTTGATCATTTATCATCCGATTGAAATCGCCAGGACAACGATTCTAGAGAGCGATCTACAGGGGGGAACGTTTGAAGAGCTTATAGAAGCCGGAGAGAACTTGTTTACTTATTGGAATGAAAACAAAAACATTGATGAATTTGTAACGCCGAATGGCAAATCTATTTTTAATCATTTAAGAAATGAGAACCCTAGGCTAACGGCCGGGGATAGTGGGCCCGACTCTCTTGATAGTGTTAGTGGTCTCAATGAGGATCACACGTTTCTTTTAGATACGCCCGATGGCGAAGCGGAGATGATTGTCGACGATGAATTATATAAAATAATTTTTAAGACTGATGGTAATAAGAAAATATTATGGAACGAGTTGACAGAAAAAAATTATGCACAAGAAAAGAAAAATGTAACGGGAGTTCCGGCGGTGGTCGATGGCTTCACCAAGAAGACCTTTTTTCCACAAGTAGATTATTACGTTGCGCTGGAGGGCTGGAAAACACTTGGGACTTGGATACCTGGAAAGGTTCCAACAATTACGCAAAATTTAGGGGCCGACATAACAGTTGATCACATGAAAGGGGCGCGGTTAACCACCGAAGAACTAACTTTTTATGGCGATGGCACTACGCCTCCGGAAGATGTTCCCGACGGTCCGTTTGGTGGCGGTGAGTTTAGTGGTGGTTTTGCACGAGATAAGGCCAATGTCATACATAACTGGACAATGGAAAATAGAAAAACAGGAGATATAATGGATGTTGGCCCGTCTCATGATGGATATGGGTGGTTAAACACACTAAGGCTCTCCGAGGATATACGGGAAGTAAAAAAGCTACTGGAAAATGAACAAGACAAGCTTAAGTCCATCAATATTTTGGCATATGATAGAGCAAACTTGAAGAACGCTCTTGATAAAATCGCTACTATGTTTATTGATTATGAGGTACACTTTTGTAGGGTTTTGGAAGGGGACGGCGATGTTGGAGAAGGAGCGACGGCACCCGGCGCAAGCCCATGGACGCCGCAACTTTTTAATTTTGTAGAGGGGCCGCCTATGAGTGGAAAATTTGGCAATAACAAACAGAGTGCATATATAGGCCCTCTCGGATTTTTAAAAAGACGCGCAAGCTTAGAATTTGAAAGTGGGAAATGGAATGATTGGCCGGCATTAAAACAGACCACAGGTGCTTTTCTTAGCGATGACGATGAGAGCTACCACTATAGCATCATACAAATAAATTCCTACATACAGGCTTATTGGGATCTTTTCCCTAAGCAGGACATGACAAAAGATCTTAGGACCGACGTTTTGCCGCCTGCGTTTTTTAATTGTTTATTGGGGGAAACGCCCACCAGCCTACACTCCGATGATCCTCACCTTTCGATTTATCCTGAAAGCTTACCTTGGTTTGCGGACACGCCTTCATTGCGAGAGTACAAAACGTACTGGCTGGAGAGGATGCAGTGGGCAATACTGGCTCTCCATACGTTTGGCGATAAAAATATAAATAGATCATATGGCTACCACCTATTCTACGCCGGGGAGGCGGTTAGGGATTTTTATTCTATTAAGGAGAAGTTCTTTAAATTTTATTCTTTGTTCAATAAGTCTTGCGCTGGAGATGTAGAAAACAAGAGTATATTAATCGGGCTGGACAACTATAACCCATTGCTAAAGAAAAGGCTTATAGAGACGGATGAGTTCAAGTACTTCTTTAGGTATGTTATTCCCCTGCAATTGGTTTCAATGTCTTACGGGGCGTTTTTCTTAGAAAGGTCAAAAACTCTTGAGAGCGTATCTAAGATATCTGGTAATTATGCGGATTTGTCCACGATGATATCAAAGATGACCGTTATTCTCCATAATCTAACGAAGCCGATAACTAGGCCGCCCGACTGGTCCAATGAGTCGTTTGAGACCTAAAGAACTTAGGTCATAAATCATTTGTCGTAATAATTATTTAGAGGAACTTTAATGGCTTCAGGAATATCACCAGCATTACCGCTTCGTTATGATCCGATTGACGGTCCGTATAGGCTTAACAAGACGCTTCGTGACGCAATAAAACAAAATATTAAAAATTTATTTTTAACATCCAAGGGAGAGCGAGTAATGCTTCCTTCTTTTGGCGTAGGGCTTAGGAATTTTTTATTTGAAAATTTTAACTCCGAAGTGGCAAATAAAATTGAAAGAGAATCTTATTCACAAGTTAAAAAATATATGCCGTTTATAAACCTGAAAGAAATTACATTCACTACTCGTGATGAATTGCCGACCTTGCCTCTGAACATGCTTAGGATGGAAATAGTCTATTCGATTTCTAACTTTGGAGTTAGCGATACTATCGTTGTTGATACAAAACTTATTGGAGGAGTCGTTTAATGGCAAAGCCGATTATAAAATATACCAATAGGGATTTTGCTTCTATTAAAAATGAATTGACGGAGTATGCTAAAAAATATTATCCGGATACATTTCAAGACTTTAACGAAGCTTCCTTTGGCGCTATGATGCTTGATCTTGTCGCTTATGTGGGAGATGTTTTATCTTGGCATGTAGATTATCAAGCAAATGAATCGTTTTTGTCTACGGCGATTGAAAGAAAAAATATTTTAAAGTTGGCAAAGCAATTTGGGTTTAGGTTAGGAGGCTCCACTAAACCGTTTGGAACGGCGGCGTTTTATATAAGTGTCCAAGCGAATGCAGATGGAAACGGACCAGACCTGAACTACCTACCTTCTCTAAGGCAGGGCGCAACATTTAATGCGGCGGATGGCACGTTATTTACGCTAGCAGAAGATGTTGATTTTCGACAAAAAGACTTGTTGACCGTTGTAGACTCACAAGACGGAACCACCGGGGTGGTTACAAGATACGCCCTGAAGGCCTTTGGGCAGGTTGTAGGGGGGAACCTACAGACGGATTCGTTTGTGGTAGAGGCACAAGAAGACTTCCTAAGATTGACACTTAGCAGACCGAATGCGACTGAAATTATAAAGATCGAAGACTCTGAAGGAAACGAATATTTCGAAGTAGATTTTTTGAGCCAGAATATTGTATATAGATCGGTTAGAAATACCAACTCTGTAAACAACAGGTTGGTTCCTTATCTAATGAGGGAAGTTAACGTCCCAAGAAGATTTATTGTAGACCGAGAGGACTCTTTAACGTCAGTAATATTTGGATATGGCTCACCGGACAAAATAGAAAATCCGAGAAATATAGTGTTAGATGTATTTGGGAAAAACTATGTCAAAGATGATAGCTTCGATCCTGCAAGAATCACCAATAGTGATAAGTTTGGAGTCGCACCTAGTAATACGACTCTATCTGTTACGTACAGGTATAATCCCAGGCCCATTATCAACGTTCCGGTGGGCAGATTAAGCACAGTGGGAAATTTTTTAATGGACTTTTTAAACGGCGGAACATCTGCCTCCGAAAGAGCCAGTGTTCGATCGAGTCTAGAGATAACGAATGAAAGATCTATCTTAAATAATAACCCTATCTTATCCGATGACGATGTGAAGAGAAGGGCGATAGATTCTTTTGCGACTCAGAATAGAGCGGTCACGCGCCAGGACTATATCTCGCTGTGCTATAGAATGGATCCAAAATTTGGATCTGTTAAAAGAGTAAACGTTGTGCGAGATTCGGATTCTTTACGAAGAAACATAAACGCCTATGTCGTCTCCGAGAATTCTTCGGAGACGCTAGTTGAGACGGATATCAATATTAAGAATAATCTAAAAAGATGGATCAACTCCCATAGGATGATGAATGACACTATAGATATTTTGAATGCCCGGATTGTAAACATTGGCATTGAATTTTCAGTTATAGGCTCATTGCAGTTTAGCAAGTTTGATGTGCTGACACAGTGCTACCAGGCCCTGATAGAAAAATATCGGGAAAAATTAGATATTGGCACTCCATTTTATGTGACGGAAGTATTTAAGACGCTAAATGCGCTTGATTCTGTTGTAGATACTAGGGATGTAAAGATAGTACTAAGGAGTGGGACTGGATATACGTCATCAGGCTTTGACATAGAGGAGGCATTGTCGTCGGATGGTAGATTTATTGACGTGCCGGAAGATATAATTTTGGAAATTAGATTTTTATCAAGCGGAAAAGACCTACAGGGCGTTGTTATATAATGGCAGTAAAAAGATTCACAGCAACAAAGGATACAACAATTACGAATGCTCGTGATTCCTTTAAGCTTAAAAACGGCGTTAGTTCCAGCATGGGTGCTGCCGATAGCCTACAAACGTTTGTTATCTCTGGAAGCGGCGCTCCTAGAGATAACGAGTTAAGTCGTATCTTGCTAGAGTTTCCGATGCAAGATATATCTGATTTAATTACTAGAGGAACAATACCGTCGGGAACAATTACAAACGGACCACAGTATTTTTTAAGACTCTATAATGTAGTGCACGATCAACAGACCCCGAAACAATTTCATTTATCTGTTAAGCCAGTTACCACTTATTGGGAAGAGGGCAATGGCCTCGATATGTTCAATTATTCCGATAAGGATTCTGCCAATTGGGCAAACGCCACGGATACCAAAAGAGCAGGCACGTATCAGTTGGATTGCGTGGCGGACACAGCCGGAGATACTGGGGGCAAGTATTTTCTTCTCAACGATGCAAATAATATCTCGTATAAAATCTGGATTGATGTTGATAATTTGAGTGCCGAACCAACGGTAGGTGGGACCGGAGTGTCAATTGAAGTCGATATAAGTTCCGGGGCGACTGCCGCTACAATAGCGACTGCTGTGGCCGGAGCGGTAAATGCGAACGCGAATTGGGCATCTACGGTTCACGCAACTGATGTGTCCCTTATCCAGTTTACAAGCTCTGTTGGTGGTGCGGTACCAAGGAACACAGTACAGAGCTTTAAGGGCATCAATGCTGGCACCCTAGAAGGGCTTGGTGCCGGCAGCTTTGCGGCGGAGACGTTTACGAGCGGAAGCAATCATACTCCTTGGACCGCTTCAGGCGGCGATTTTACTTCTTTTGATGATCAGTATACCGCATATTTTGAAAAAGGTACGGAAGACTTAGAAGTGAACATAACCACCTTGGCCCATTCCTGGCTTCGCACTACCAATGGCTTGGAGAACAATGGTCTGGCGGTCATGTTTACGTCGAGTTTGGAAACCGGTAGCGTATCGTACTTTAATAAAATGTTCTCCGCTAGAGGCAGCCAATATTTCCACAGAAGACCAACACTGGAAGTTAGGTGGGACGACTCCACGCAGGATAGCAGGGGGAATTGTTTTTTCAGTAGCTCTTTGGCGAACCAATCAGGAAACTTGAATACAATTTACTTATATAATTATATTGATGGTCGTCTGCAAGATATTCCTGATGCGGGCACGGGGCCCATATATGTTTCTTTATTTTCCGGCAACTTAGGAAATAATGCTCCGGTGTCTTCTGCGTTGCTACTGCCCCAGGGCGGGGGTGTTACCGGGAGTGCTGCGGGACAAGTAATCACGGGTGGGTATTATGCCACCGGAATCTATACGGCGTCCTTTGCGATTACTGGAGTGCTGAGCAACCTTTCGAAAGTATATGATATATGGTCCAACGTTGGGTGGGCGGACAGAACGCAAACGGGGTATACGGAATTTTTTACGGGCTCGATTGATTTAAATAAAAGAAAAACAACTGTGGTTAACGCTGTTTCTGAGTACGTCACAACAATTTCTAATCTTAAGCCGGTGTACAAGGATAATGAAAAACCTCGGTTTAGGGTTTTTTCCAGAAGGAAGGACTGGAATCCTAACCTGTATAGTGTTGCAACGTCAAAGCAAACCCCTGAAATTATTGAAAGAATGTATTACAAAATTTATAGAGTTGCTGACAATTATCCTGTAATCGTATACGGAACAGGAAGTACTGTGGCGCAATCAACCAGGGTTCTTGATTATACCAAACTATCTTACGATATTTCTGGAAGTTACTTTGATTTTGATATGTCTTTATTAGAGAAAAATTACTCGTATGGTATATCTTTCCTGATCAGCTCAGGAGAACAGCAGGACGAGCAACCGGAAAGATTTAAATTTCGTGTAGAGTAGGAGATTTTAAGTGTCTCTTAAAGACAAATTCGAAAAAAATGTAAAAGAGTCACATAAGTCAGGATTTATAAAAAAATCTACGCTGGAGACTTTTTCAGGCGATGTCGAGTCCAAAGATTTTGTTTTTCATTCTTTAGAATCAAGAAAGGAATTTATTCCGGATATAGACTATGCTTCGGCATCTAATTTTGCTAGATTTGGGTCTGCCAAAAGATATTTTTTGGATTCGACCGATAGGATCATTAACACATACCCGTATGATGGGTCTGCGGCTGAGAAAACAGCGTGGGCGAACAGTTCGTCGTATTTGGACAAGTATGTTTTTGAAAAGGAGTACCCCAGGGCGACAGGGTATGCGATCTTTTCTCCCCATGCTGCTGGTGGCTGGGGAACACTATCGACACCCTTAATAACAGATCCCACCGATCCAAACTGGGCCGAAGGATATGGGAGTCCTAGTGATCAGGAATATATTGCTGTTAGAAGTGGTCCTAACGTTGACAACGTATACAACACAGGAACATTTCAAGAAGAAAATCTAAAATTTGACTTAAGTGGCAGTTGGAAAACTGGGGATTTTGGTGGCGCGACTGTTGAGTTTTGGCTTAAGAAAGATTCATATATTCCCACCCTAACCGGGAAAGAAGTCATATTTGATTTGTGGAACGGAGAGACGGATCCCGATGCACATGGCAGACTCTTGATTGAGTTAACTAGTAGCGGTGGCCATCCTCATGGCGCACCAACATTCTTGGTAACTGCTATGTCTGGTGTAATCGGCGGAGCGGGAGGCGGCGTCCAGAGGGCGATAATTGGCTCTGGTTCATCTGATGATGATGTTTTCTTTGGTAATCCTGAGAATACAATCGCGGCAATAGGAACGGCATCGGTAGCCGATAATAATTGGCACCATTATGCGATTGCGCTGAGGAACGATACAGGATCAATAGACACTATTGATATAGATTTTTATGTCGATGGAAGGCACCATGAGTCGGTTGCGACAGGAACAAAAATCCAAAGGGTGATGAGCAATCCTAATATTGCTCCTGCTGGTGGCAATATTGCTCATATTGGCGCGCTTAGGGCTGCGCCGCCTAATAATTCCAATGCTGCCATCGGCTGGGGAAAACTTTCCGGCTCTATTGATGAATTTAGGTATTGGAAGACTTATAGAAACTCAAAAGATATTGCCAAGAATTACTTTACACATGTTTTTGGTGGAACAAACACGGATACTTCCAATACGAAGTTGGGAGTATATTATAAATTTAATGAAGGCATTGTAGGAAATCCTGCATTCGATTCTGTTGTGTTGGATTATTCGGGGAGAGTATCCAACGGCAGATGGGTAGGGCTTGACACGGGCAGCCACCGCTCAGAAGGATCCGCCATTAATGAATCTAGTGCGTCTTCTACGCCAGAATTTAAAGATCCGATTTTATATCGAAATCATAGAGATATTATAAATTATATTGAAGAAAAGGAGTTGTCTGGAACACTTCATGATTCTAGAAACAACTCGTACCTGCTTAATAATTTACCAGGATGGATACTTGATGAACAAGATTTAACATCTTCTGGTTCCGTTGGGGAACTGACTAAACTCACGCAAGTTATAGCGAGCTATTTTGATAAGTTGTACCACCAGTCGGAATTTTTGTCTAAACTCAAACATGTAGATTACGAGAAACAAAATTCGTACCCTGCGGGAATGTTAAATTCTATTCTTCAATCATATGGCATGAACTCTGCGGATTTCTTTATCGATTCCGATGTTGTTCAGGCCCTTTTTCGGAGAGATGAAGATCGACTCTTTGAGAAGAGCCTGCATGATATTAAAAATGTTATTTATAAGAATATACACAATAATCTCATATCGATATATAAATCAAAGGGGACCGAAAAGGCACTAAGGAATGTTCTTCGGTGTTTTGGTATTGATGACGAAGTATTCAGGTTAAATGTTTATAATAAAAACGGAGTATATGAACTCAAAGATCATGAAAGGATAACAACGGAAAGAAAGAGGTTTGTTGACTTTTCGACGGCACAAACGGGAACGATTTTTCAAGCGACTTCATCTACGAGTATTTTAGGAGGAGAGCAAACCCCAAATATGTCGCAGGCCTATATTAATTTTAGTACTGCTGATTTTGGCAACTCACATACTTGGGAAGCAGGCGTCTTTTTTCCAGATAGAAAAGATTTCTTTGATCCAAATTTTATATCGGTATCGCAAGTATCGGCATCAGTTTTTGGCGTTACAAATGTGGGCTCATCCCCGTCCCCACTCACAACTCACACGGGCCAATATGATCAGAGGATAACCCTATATGCCGTTAAGGTGGATGATCTTGGTAACCCGGATATAAGATCAAAGAAGGCCAAGTTTGTTGTCAAAGAAGGGACAGGCACGGGAGATCTGGCAACGACTCCATTTACGTCTTCAATATTTGATCTATATGAAGGCACACATTGGAACTTTGCTCTTAGATGGAGCCCTAGAAATGACTGGGGACATCTTGTTGACGCGGCTTCCTCTATATCCAATTCACATCTTGCAAGTGGATCGGCGGAAAAGCCGGGGATTAATCCTGGCGGTGGTGGTTCAATACCGGATGTGGGTGGCCCCCTTGTCGCGGAGCCCACGGCTATATCCACGTCGGATCCCGTTACGGGTGCCCCACTTACCATAGATAGATCGTATAATATTGAATTATACGGAGTTCAAATGGACGCTGGAGAAATTGTTCGTGAGATCTCAGGGACAGTGTTTCACGCACCGCCGGTCACATCAAGTGTGAGCCTTGTAAGAGGGTATATAGGGGCTACAAGGACAGGACATACGGGCACGGTTCTAGCGCCTTCTGATGTAATGGTTAGAAATTTTAGGTGTTATAAAACATATGTTGACAACGATGAGGTGAAGCGGCACATATTGGATCCATTCAATTACGGCCTTAAAACTCCGTATTATAGCAATTTTGTGTTTAATGATAATCAAACATATTCTGAGTTTTTTCCAAGAACGGATTCCCTTGTTTTAAATTGGGATTTTGAATATCCTGAGGAAACTGATGAAGCTACTGCGTTGACTGGAAGTACGGCTACTATTACGTCTCCGCTCGGCCAGTATAATGAGGTCCTTGATATTTCGTCGGGGTCGTTAAAAAGGGTCGGCTCTCCGTTGCCTGGGCAGACAAACCCAGACAATATTGCGACTGAGCCCGTATATAAGTATCATCCGGGCCGCGCCGTTGGATTTGACTCCGGCTCTTCTCTGTTTAGAACGAAGTATTATCAAATGCTCGATTTAAATGTTCCCGGAAATTTACATGATTATGATCTAATCAATATTGAAGAGACAAATCCAAATACGTTTACCAAGAGAACTCGGCCCACAAATATGTTCTTCTCTATTGAATCAAGCATGTATGGGCTCATTTCGGAAGAAATGCTCCATATGTTCTCAACGATCCAACAGTTTAATAACTACATTGGAAACCCTGTCAATAAGTACAGAATCGAATATAAGGAACTTAAAAAGCTAAGAGAGATTTACTTTAGAAAGATAGAAAGGCAACCGGACTTTGATAAATTTGTTAATTATTATAAGTGGCTAGATTCGTCTATAACGTACTTGGTCCAGGATCTGTTCCCTGTCTCTGCTGAACACTCTTCTGATATTAGAACGGTAATTGAAAGCCATGTTCTAGAGAGAAACAAGTATCAGCATAAGTATACGAATATGATCTCGGGAACTTCTCGCGAACGGCAATTTGCCCCGACGGGTCATGGTCTTAGAGACAATCCAAATCTCAATTTCAATAATACTACAAAACTTCCGCCTCCTGTAGGCGGGGGGAACTCGTCGGCCCAGGGGCCGAATAATGATAATAGAGAAAATTCCAATGAAAACGATAGAGGCGGAACTAATTTTGCCGACGTTCGAAATTTTCATGTCACGCCGGATGGGACGTCCAAGGCTGGAATTACGGCGCTAAGGATTACAAAGGATGCGGCAGATCCTGAAATTACGTCTGGTGACGTTGGGGTTGATGCAACGCGCCAAGCGATTAGAAATTCTGCAAGGGTAGACTTGGGCAGGCGAACAACGGTGAACATGGCTTTTGTCACCAATATGAAGGGTGGTACAAATGCTCGTCGAAATCAGAACATCTTTGCCTGGACGGGCCTGCGGTTTGGAGATACAATTGTGGCCACGCCCTCGGCGACATCAAGCGCCCAGGAGAGGATTGATAACGAGGCAAGCTTTCCGGAAAGAAAGCAGAGAATAGAGTACGAGACTGTGATTACGGATAACGCTGGTGTCACGACGTTAACGACACAAAAGATAGCGCCTGGGGCGTATTATGAGACCAATAATACCGTTGATGTCGAGATAGTTGCCGACGATGGATCAACTGTAGGTACGGAGCTTGTAGCTCTTCATGAGGACGGCTATGCGTCACAATTAAATAATCCATATGAATCATCTCTGAATGGAAGCCCTTATATTTCTGATAAGGTCGGTGGGTTTTTTCATAGGCACCATAAAGTAGCTGCAACCGATAGGCGCGAAGGATACGTATTTACAAACGGCACCACATTTGAAAGAACGTTTGGTACAACTCCGGTAACACTTTGGAGATTTCCAAAGATAAAACGGCCACTGAGCATTCGCAATATCAAGACCACGGCGGACTCTGTGGGAAATTATAGCGCCTCATACGAGATTGCACAAATCGTTAGTGGGCGAAGAGAAAATAATCTGGCTGCTTCGGATGGAAGAGCCGTAGTAAGCTCTTCTTTCGCCGAGACGCCATTTTTAAACAACGGGCAGTCTGCTAGCTTTGGAACCACTGGATTGACCGAGAGAACGCTGGATGACGGGAATTATAATCGCAGCGTCTTTGTCCAAAGGTTCTCCTCCCCCGGGGATAAATATACGATGAGCGAGGGTTACCTGGATACGTATGCGGGCGAATATTCTGTATACAATTCTCTTAACTTTAGAAACTTGGTTGTTAGAACGGTTCTGCGTAATAACTTATCGGCGAAAACTGAAAAGTTTACATTGGACACCGGCTCAATACACGGCATTTATCAGAACCCACTGAAGGTTATTAAGTCTAGTTCCCTTGGAGTAGTCGCAACATCTAGCGTATTTGATAATTTCTTTGTTATTCATCCTATACCAAGAAGCGATTCACAGTATACATGGATTACGGGCTCCGCAATTCTACTACCTCTTGGATATCAAACGGGTTCCTTGGTTAATTCAAATCATTCTGGAATTGATTTTTTGAATGTATTACTAAAGACAGGCCAGGCACCCGTAGACTTTACTAGCCTGAATACTAGAGTGGTCGAAACATTTAATGTAACGGCATCCGTCCTAGGAGGGACTGATAGCTCTGAAGCCTTTGTAAACACAAAATTTGGCGTGCTTGGCGATCAACTCAACGCAAGGCTGTTGAATAGAAACGGGCCATTTGGATGGCCTATTTGGAAGCAAATCAGGTCGTCTCAGAACCCAGTAACAAGGTGGCAAAATAGAAACAACGTTCATTCTGTTAATTCTGTCATAGGCGCTGAGAACAGATTGGTTAATGATGGAAAAAATCTATTTTTGTCGTCCTCAGTTGTAACCGTCAAATACAGGCCGGTCCAGCATAGTGTTGAAACAAAGAAAGGTCCAGCGACGTATCGGTACACACATGCAGCCGAGAAAGACTTAACTCCACACCAAGTACTAGATGATGGTATTTATGATAAGAGAACTATGCACGATGTGTTGTTTGAATTGTATTCAGATACAAAAGTTCCGGAAGGTATAAATCCCGTTAAGTCTTTTAATTCTTTAATTTATAAAGAAGGAGTTTGGCCAAGAGAAGTAAACGCTCTTCGCAATACAACAAGGACTAGAAAAAAATATATTTCACCATTTTGGAAAGATAGCAGGGACGCAAGGACGACTACCACTAAGGTTAACTCGTGTGGCATTGCTACGGCGTCGAGTATTTGGCCGCTGGATGCCGATTCGGATTGGACCATCGGGACAGCGACGGCAGAAACGGGAAACTTGACGTATAACTTTGCGAGTGGAACAAGGGGAGAGTTGTTAACTTTTGATGGTTCTCCGGCATATGCCGCCACCCGCCTTCAATATGTGACTAATATTGGTGCGATTAAGGATTGGGATATATACACTACAATGCCTCTAAGGCTCCCCTCTCTTGAGATAGCGGATAACCCATCGAGGAATCCTTACCATAATAACGAGAGGGATTTTGAGAGAAATACCAAACTAGCCGGCCAGGGCATGTCGGTGATTCCGGAGTTCTCATTTAGCAAGATCTTGGACAATCCGGAGATTGATCCAGCACAAGGAATTGGTAATTCTGTATTAAAAGATTTAATAGTGTTTACCTTAACTGGTTCCTTCAATATTGCGTTTAGTGATTTGGCAAGCACCACAAAGGGCCCGGAATTCCTTGGTTCTTATTTATTAACGGATCCGGTGCAATTTGCACCAAGTGATTACGGCCCTACTAGTCAAGTAAGCCTAACGTTCAGGGCCCTAAAGAAATTTAAGCCGTATGATGGATTTTATCCTGCCGAGAGAGTGCTTCAATTGTCTTCCATGTTATCTTCTTCTATAAAAGATATTGTGACCTTAGCGGGTCCCCAGAGGACAGCTAGAACGATGATACAGCCGTTTACTTCTCCGGGTATCTTATTGAATTCTATTAAGTCTGGAATCGCGGTAGACTATCCTTTAGTAACGTCGTCGGTTGTTGCGTATAACGCCGCGCTAGCGCCGACTAGCGGCTCGCTTTTTGGTACGCACCTTATAGAGTACTCTGCTACGCTAAACGGCGGTACGGGCCTAAGGAGACTTCCGTTTGAGGCTCTTAGAGATCCGATCCCATATTTGTTTCCGCTTGGGAGCACTGGATGGCATGATAATTCGGCGGGCCCGGAATACTTAACGAATTCAACTGCTTCAATTACACAAGCAAAAGTTGAGCATAGAACAATTCTGTATACTAAGGCGATAGATAATTTTGAAACTGAAGTTGAGTATATGAATCTTGAAGGTGGCGGCGCTGAAATTTTATTCCCTGCGGAAAGAAAATGGAATTCTTTTGAAGTGAACGAAACCTATAAAGGCAGAATTTCTTTAATGTCTAATGATTTTTTGAGTTGTGGTAACGTTGGGGGATATGGACCAAACTTTCTTTATACAAATATAGGAGGTCTAAGAGAGATATTTAATCCATTTGTGCCTTCATTTGTTGAAGCGGCTCGCAAATTAGATGAGTCATCTGCATATAGCGTTGAAAATAATCATGTTGAATTAACATTTATACCGTCATCTTCTAAGCCGACTGTGCATGATGTATTGGGTACTTCCACAAGAACATTTAAGGATTGGAGAACTTTGGACGCGATAGGAACAGTCACGGCCCTAGCAGATGTTCAAAGAGATCTTATGGCCATCACTGCGTCTTTGAATATAGATGAGATTGTAGTTGATCCAGGCACACAGGTTACGGACGATAACAGAATAACAACTGTAGACGATGCACAAACAAGCGATAAAATTTGGAGAATTAGGCCGAAGTGGCAGACGCCCGCCATTAATTTTGTCAATGTACTGAGAGACCTGCAAGCGGCGGGAGCATCTGGAGACTTACTTGAGTTACACAAGAATCAGACAAGCATATGGACAACCGCCGGAGAAGTCCCATCTAAGAATACAAGCAACGGGGTCTTCATGATTCTTGATGAACCAAATGATGGTTCCAAATCTCTATGGGATGCAATTGGTATTCCAAGAGAAGACAGAAGAAAGAGGATTGGCGAGGTAAGAGAGTCTTTTGAGATCAAAGAGGCGGTTGTTGCGGTTCCGATGAGAATAGATCCGGTAACGCAGGACATCTTATTTTTTAATTTATGCGAGGATCATCATCTATATGAGCAGACACGGGAAGCATTGGGGGAGTTCTTATTCCCGCCAAGATTTGACTTTGCAAGAAATCCCCAGTTTTCACCGGTTGTTATGCACGTATTTGAGTTTTCTACGGAGTTGTCAGAGGTTGATCTATGTGCCATATGGCAAAATACAAATGTTAACCTTGGAAGGGATGACAACTTTGAGATTAAAGAAAAAACAATTGTAGATTTAACTACTTTTGATGATATGGAATTTACGGATGAGATTAGATGGATGATATTCAAGGTGAAACAAAGGGCAATAGTGAATAAGCGGTCCATAACTGAATTTGGCCAAGAGGTGGGACAGGACTTAACATCTAAATATTCCTATAATTGGCCTTATGATTATTTCTCCTTGATTGAATTAGGGGAACTTGAGATAAGCCTAAAATTTGGAGAAGATACGCGAACAACCAAGATGAAACCGCTACAAAACATATTAATCGATTCCAAATCTCAAGCGAAGATAGATGAGAAACAAGAACAAAAATCGGAAGTTTGCGGTATGAAACAAGAACAAAAGACAAGAAAGAAGAAGGCGGCAGCGCGGGAAGCTGAATCGGTTACGAGAGGTAGAAAGTAATGGCGGAATTTTTTAATAGGAAAGAAGAAGTACTGGACATAAAGTTAACAAAGCACGGCGAAAGGTTATTGCGAGACGGCAAACTAGACCCGGCTTATTATGCTTTTTACGATGATGACATAATTTATGATGTTAGGTATGCGTCCGCCACTAGCTCCAATTCCCAGAGAGGCCTCCAGCTAGAAGAACAGAGCGAAGCGACGGAAAGAATTTTTGAGACACCCAGGCTGAAAGTTTTTCATAAAACACCGCTAAATCAATCAACGTATGATGTTGGGGACTATGGAGGCTTGGATTACCAAGAGGAGGTATGGAAATTAAAGCCCTTTTTTGGAGGAGAGCCTGAACTTGGAGGAGAGGGTCCACCGGGATCAGAACCAGAAACAGGCGAACAAGAAGAGATATGCTTTGACCCTATTAAGGGAGTCCCGATACAATGCGACGAAGAAGATGCGTTTAGAATGCCGGCCTCCGTAACGCAAAGATTTGAACGCGTTGTTGTTAGAGATTTCGAAACCAGAACGTTGTCGCTTTCCGCTCTTGGGCTTCTTGGACTACAGGGCTCCACGAGGCTTGGGAACTCTTCGCTTCATTCTGATTTTGCGCCTGCGTGGGATGTAAAATTACTGACTAATGAAATTAGCGGGGCGGTTACGTATTTCCCAAACCAGGCGGAGTCGTTCCAGATTGGGATTAACGAGCAAATACCACAGATAGATATAGAGGTAAAATCATTTTTAAACATAGACACTTTTGAATTCGAAAGGATCGATGATCTTGTTTTCTCTGCATTGGAAACTAATGGAGTCTTTGAAAAAGAGAACTTGGATATAGAGGTCTACATGGTGGATGAATCTGGCTGCATTAAAAAAGATCTGACGGATGATGAGATTACGGATCTTAAAGCAGGATATGTGCTTAAAAATCCGGCTGCGTCAGCGTCAGAGCAAGATGCGTTTATTGATTCGCTTGCTTACGAAGGCCATTCATGCCCCGAATATAAGCAATTATTCTTTGCGGATCCGAGTGTACTTGGGGAAACTTCCTTTAACCTGGGTGCTAATTACGTTGAATATTGGTTTAATATTTTTGTAGATGATCAAATAGACACTAGTTTTGTGAAGCTAAAACCGACGCAGGTATATAGCCCGGATAACATAGAACCAGAGAAGGAATGTTGAGATGAGTTTCCCTAGATCAATTGTTGAAAAAATTATATTAGATGACCATACGGTGTCTTGTATTTTTTCGTTCTTTTCACAACCGAAAAAAAGAAAGCTTCCCTGGATTTTCGATAAAAGCTATGTGAAAAACTTGAGAATGAAGGTCGTATTGGCGTACAATAATAAACAAGTACAAAACTTCGTAACGAAGATAACTGACATGCGGACATTGGATGACTTAGAATATTTGCTATTTGTAACGGAAACAGGTGAATTTTACAGGCCGGGGCTTCCATTTCACGAACACACTTTTAATAGCCCCTCTCCGGAAGATGGCTATGTTGGCTTCATGGAGGGCGCAAGTCACCATGGGACTGGGCAAAGGAAACTAACAAGATACAATGTAAAAGACTATATTTCGATAGAAGATCACTCTCTGGAGAGCCTTTTCTTTCTTAATAAAAATGACTTCGTTAAGTATAAAATAAAGAGCGACGCTTCTGACAGGTTTACGTTTAAAGTCCCGGCCCAGGCGAATGTGAGGCTTCCGGTCCCGGCGGACAAGGTAGAAAGCTTAGCCTTGTGCACGTTTGTATACAGTAGCATAGGCAGGCAGCGATTTAGCAAAGATTATTATGCTGCGATTGACGGTCATCAGCCGGCCTCGAAGGTTGTCAACAACAACCTGCTAATGGACCTTTTAAGAGCGTCTGGGACGCCATTTAAGACTGGACCGCTGTCGTCTATACCGGGAGACTCTGATACGGCGATAATGGCTGAAGATCTGTACGGTAGTATACAAACGATTAGTCCTCTAAAAATATCAAAAATGCCCGATTTTAATAGTATCGGAGGAATATTTTCAATTAATATTAAAAACTTACTTAGGAAGCATACAAATTATGACTCTCTGGTGGAAAATGAGAGTTTGCTAAGAGAGTATTTGTTGTTTTCGGACAGTATGCGGATTAGAATTGGGGTTGAAAGAGTCCCTCAAACGGGAGGAGGGATTTTAGTATCTGAAAGTATTTTCAATGGCAACGAAGAGGGCTTGTCTGATCTGTCGGGCAATGGAAATAAGCTTGTTCATATTGACTTAGATAACAATCCACACCATACAAAATCTTTTTATTTTATTGATTCAAGAGTTAGCTATGATGGAATAGGCCCCGAAGAGAAATGGAGATATAAAATAAAACTAACGATACCAAATAGATTTGAAGAGTACCTAAATAAAAAAGTTGAAGAGGCAGACAAGTATGTTCTCTTGTTGAATCAGGTTTTGGAACACATACAAGAATCGGGGGCGTACAGAGATAAACTTCAAATAATAGGAAACGAGATGATCAAAGACCTGGAGAGTGAATTATCATTAAACCAGATAATCAATTTTATTAAGGGCGTTATAATAAAAATTTTGCCGATTAGAGATTCGCGCTTGAATTTTATTAATGTAATGAATTCTTATACTATTTTAGGCATTGACGACTTGCAGAAAATGGCTAATATCTTAGTAAACATTTCTAAGTACCTGGGGACGTTTAAATTAAAAAAGGATCGATCTGTTATAAATGAGAAAAATGAACGTAATTATGTTGATAACAACAATTTAAATGAGATAGTAATTGAGCATCTTTATGAAGAACAGTATGTGCCTTATAGGTTTAACTCGGGCTTTAACTTTGTTGCTGGGAACGCCGAACCAGTGATTGATTCTAATATTCTTCTAGAGAGGTTTTCGAATGAGACGAATAGGTTGGCTGGGAGTGATAATGAGGGGTATCTGTCAGTCCTTAGTACAGCCTTGGATGGAGAGGTTATTCAGGGGTTTAATGACACCCCCGAGAATGAAAATTTAGCGTTGGCAAAGATTATAAACTATAATGTTAATGAAAGCTTTGAAGAGGGAAATTCTCTTCAGGAAGAGATCCAGGTAGTGATGTCGAATCAGGGATGCATGCTTGTTGATCGAACAAACCAGCATCTGCTTGATCAAAGCCCTGGAAATCTATCAAGGCAAGATCAAAATAAAACCACGGCCCAAGACTTATATGGAAAAATGAACCCAAGGCAGTTTTTTAAAGACTTTACGTCGGAGAAGCAAAAAAGAAAGAAGATAGAAAGAGATCGTGATTTTGAATTATTTAATGATTTAAATATTGCAATGATTTTCTCAAGAAATAATTTATCAAGAGTAGACTTTGGAGAAATAACAAGAGGCATGACAGCTAGCCCTCCTCATCTTACAAATTTAAATGGTATATTAAATTTTACAAATTTTGCGTCTGTAGTTTTTAGACGTAGAAACCTGGTAAGGGTTGAGTATTTGGATAGAATTACAGATGGAGGTAACACCTGGACCGTTTTAACTCGGGAGGCGTTAACAACACTAAGAAGCAGAAAGGGGATGCTGTGTCGTTTGGTCTCTTTGCCTCCTGTTAAAAACACCGACTTGCCTATTTATAGTGAGTATTTCTATGTATATAAAGGTACGGAAGAGTCTGTGACAACCTTGGACACTGTTTTAACTCCCACCCCGAGAGGGGCGGAAGCAGTGGTGGCAGAACTACCGGCTGACGCAGTTGTTGAAGAAGGAGCCCTTTCAGGCATAGCCGAGGAATTATACTAATGCCGCATTTAAAAGAAAACAACCTACAGTTTGTGTTCTCCTCTCACTATAAGAACAGAAGATTGGCGACTGCTCTAGAGGCTATAGGGGCGGATATGTTTAGGAAGTATACTGGCCGAATATGGAGTTCGGATAATGTAAATTATCATGGAACGTATGAGATACCCGATAGTGCGGCAAAGCTAGGGGAAGATTTTATTAACGCGGATGAAGCGCAATCAATGGCATACTTATCTGCCATTCATGGAACAAATTATGAGCTACTGGGGCATGAGACTTACTCCAACAGAAAAAACAACGCAGAATTGCCTTCTGTTCTAAATGTTATAAGGGCTTCGGAAGATATGTCAGAGCCTGGCCTACCGCAAGAGTTTATTGAGGAATTTGAAAGTGAGGATATACGGAATCGGTTTCCGCATATTGAAGTGGGTCCTGCGGCCCCTCTAACAGAGCTAGATCCTGATTTCGATCCAGATGTGCCTAAGAGAGTTGAAAGAGTCACCTATTTAGCTGCCCATCCGGATATGAATAAGTTTGACTATCGGCCATTTACGCCCATAAATGAAAAAGAAAATAACTTTTATACGGACATGTACGATTTTTTTAAAACCCCGGTTGTAGGAGAAGAGGTAACAGTTTTTGATGAGAAGGGCTTTCCGATCGTCATACAGCCGACGGTAGAGCAACTAATCAAGGACTTGGTTAATTTTAGACCAAATGAAGAATTTGATGATTATAATTTTCTTATTGATAGGCCTTTAGATAGAAGCTCATATGACATATTGTTTGAAATAGGAGAGGTTGATCCGTCAACGTCAGTTCCCGATGACAACGACGTTGAATTCGCTCCAGAAATAACGAATTTGTTTCCTATAGATGAAATCGATAGGTACAATTATTTCTTAGATGATTATGAGTTCTTGATTGCAACCAAGCCGGAAATCCCGGAACAGGTGTTGCCGAATATATATTTAATGTCTCTTGTTGCAACGGACAATGTTGTCTCGGAGGACCTAGAAGAGATTATTTTTGATGACGATGGCAATCCATTTTTAAACCAGACTACGTATAAGGATTCTGAGACGAACTTTGATAGATTTATTACACTAGATGGGTTTATACAAGCGGCGGATAGTATATCGAAGGCAACGATGAAGGAGTATTATAAGCAATACGCTGAAAACTATACTAAAGTTACGCTGGATTTTGCGGATAAGACGGCGATGGCACAATACTGGACCTCGGCAAATATGAAGATGTTTGATGAGAGTGCACTTTTTAATACCAAATTAAGTACGATACCGTATTATACGATGTTCAGAATCCCCAGAAGAGTAGATGCAAAAGAACATTTGTGGCCATCTTTATTTAATAAAATAGTTGGTGAAGGAGGTCTTGCATTCCAATGGGATATTTTGGATCAGAATGGTTGGGAATACCTATGGGGAGATATTCAGACAAGCCTGATAACCGCTCTTGTACAGAAATTGTCGGATAGGGCGGAGTACTCCGCTATACTTGAAGACTTGGAGTTTAATGGAGAGGTGGTTGATTTTTGGGAAAATATAGAGCAGGCTGTCCATATTTTCAATAAGATCCAGGGATCTGAATCGGGGGTACCTCATTATTATATTCATCATGGGCCGCGAATCCTGGAGAGTTCCAATGTTTTGTACGACGTAATACGCGAAGGAAGCTTCGTTTCTCCGGTATTTACGGATTGGTTCAACGAAGACACAATTTTTAGTCTCTTGGAAAGCGCAACGGACAACCCATTACTTGGGGGGGTTCCGAATATATTCTAATTTTATATTTAGTTGAGAAGATACGATGCCCGATATTAAAGACGCAAATGAAAACATCGCAGCGATAATAGCTGAAGAAATAGAGCAATATTATGGAAAAGCCCCAGGGGGCGGTTCTGATTTTGAAGGCGTTCCCACTAGAACCTTTAAGAGGATTTTAAAGGGGGATTTGGCCCTTAACGAGACTCTATTTTATGAGCTTCAAAAATACGATCAGAACAATAAACTGCTTCAGAAAATCTTTTTGCCCGTGGGGCCATTTAGACAGTATACAGAGTTCTATGATTCTCAGGTAAAGTATGGAAAGTTTTATAGGTATAAGATTTTCGCCTGGCAACTAATCCATGGGACTAGGTATAAATATAGAAATATTGAGGCCGGAACCATTAAGGGCGTTGGAGCCTCAATTCCGGCGCTTAATTCCCTATTTGGAGAATTAAAAACATCTTTTTCTAAGCTTCAAGACGTGGCCAATAATGGATTTTTCTTTTTCGAACAGAATATAAAACTAAGCTCTGGAAAATTTAAAAACTTTGCGACCGAGATGAATGGGTTTATGCGCTATTTGGTGGGTTTAGTAGAGAACCCTTCGACCACTTCACAGTCTGTGTGGTGGAGAACGATTGACAATCCGGGTAATATTGGTTTATGGCCTGATTTCGTAGAAGGTTGGGCATCGGAAGGTCCAATCGAAGGGCTGGCAACAAATATTAATGATGGCTTCCTATCCGCTGCGGCGGCCTTTTGTCTGTTGCCGCTAGATCCACCACCCTTCCCGGAAGAAAAATCTCAATCTAGAGCCGCATGGATAAAAGAGTTTATCTCGGAGGGTAATTACTCCTATAATCAACTTATTTCTGGAAAACAGAATTTGGGAAAGATTGTGCAGATGCTTGATGCTCAAGTGGGATCTTTTCGATCTATACATGAGATGATGGCCGCTCCGTTTAGCTCAGCGACATGGGGTGAGCACTATATTGAGAATATAAACCCGGAAAACGCCCAGCAAAACCTGATAGGCAGGATCAACTCCTCAGTGCAGAGGCACATGAAAGGTATCGAAAATTTTGATTATGAGCCATTTGGAAATCCCATAGGCGCGGATTATTCGTATATGCACGATCAGATCGCTGTTAAGATCCGCACTCTTCTCGACAGTGCCATGAACCCGAATCAGGCTTTCCAGCAAGAGGTAGTCTTGGTTCTTAAAGACTTGTACTACCAGTTCCTAAATGCGCTTGAGTGCCATGAGATTGAACCGGAAGAGGATGATGGAATTGTCAAATTTGAGTTTGAGGTGGTTACTGAACCGTCAAACAAAATCTTACGAGTTCCCATTTATACGTCAGAAATTTATGTTCTTGACGATCCTCCGATAACTCCGAAAGTAGAAATCTCTCCGGTAAAGGGAAACAACGGGAAGATACTAATATTATTTGAAGAAATAATAGGGGAATATTTTGCACCTCCGATATCGATTGAACCCGAAGACTCTGAAATATTTGGAAGGCTGGGAGAAAGAGCAAGAGTGGAAGGAAACTACAATAATGGCCTTCTACTGTTTAAAACAAACCATGAGACGATAGATCCCGAAATCACGGAGAACGATCCGGAACGCGCTGCCAGGATGGTGGTGACCAATAGACTCCATGAGACCTATGGATTCGAAATATTTAGAATAGGTCCCGATCCTACTGGCATAACTCCCGTGCCCGAAAAGTATTCTGATTTTAGTGGTAAAAAAATTGGGGTAGCCAAATATCAAGAAAGTCTAATATTTGAAGACGACACACTCTTGCCCAATACAAAATATTATTACACATTTCGTTCTGTTGATTTCCATGGAAATGTTTCAAATCCGACTATCGTATATGAAGTCGAGCTAGTTGATGATTATGGCTTGGTGTATTTATTGGTTAAGCCACTAACAATACTAAAGATTAGTGAAGCATGGCATCGCTCAATGCAAATGATTGCTCGCCGCTCCCATACGGGGCTCCCTGTGCATTTACCGATCGACAAATACTATATTCCTCCCATGAACAAGTATAAGACGGCCCGACAACTTGCACAAATAGTTCCGGCGATAGGGCACTTTAATGTGGCTGACCCCACTACTTTTTTTGGGGACCTCTCTGTGTTTGCTTCTCTTGGAGGCTCTCAAGGGGCTCCGGTGGGCGGTGGAACTGATAATATAAAGGAATTGCTTGGATACACGCCCGATCCGGCGTTGTTAGCAGAGATATCGGACTTTTTTGCTCAGTGGATGAAAACGCAGCAAGAAACACAAATTCATATGAAACTGGAGCAGGCGCTTGCAGCATTTGCCGCAGGGGAGCAGTGGCCGGCACCGATATTGAACGGCCCCGGCTCAGGTTCTCCAAGTGAAATATATCTTCTTCTTCTTAAATTTGTCGAGTGGCTTCAGAGCGAGCCGGGGGGAGCAGGCCCTGCTATAGCGCAAACAATTAATGATTCACTACTAATAGATGCTATTTCTGCTGAAGAAGAAGTCCCTGCATGGTACGACCAGGGAGCGCTCACTATCACCGGAGGAGGGCTGATAGGGGGTGAAGGACCATCGCTACAGGTTCTTGAGGCACTTGATACGTTTGAAGAGCAGCAACAACAGAAAAAGGATCTTCTAGGAGTAGTTGAGAAAATTAAAGAGTTGGCTGCCAATGCGGGAGAACACATTCCAAAGTTTAACCCCGAACTATTTGGTAAGAAATTTAAGATAAGAGTAAGTTCAAAAAACTCAGGTAAAAAGTTTGACTTAAATATTTCTTTCCCAAGGATAGAGATAAGAACAAAGGACTCAATCAATACGGATATTCAACTGAAACCATCTGTACCGAAGGAACTGACATCTAAGGGGAAACAGCTAGTGATTGTTGGGACCGGGCGAGATTAAAATGAAGCGACTATTTATACTTAAACAACTATTTATAACAGCCTACAGGAGATAATTAATGGGTTTCTTGGATAACAGCGGGGATATCATCCTCGACGCCGTTTTGACCGATGTGGGACGAAGAGCATTGGCAAAGGGTGATGGAAGTTTTAATATTACACATTTTTCTTTAGGGGATGACGAGATCGATTATTCCTTATATAATACGGATAACAATCCTGGTACGGAAGACATTGACATTAGAAAAACCCCTATTTTGGAAGCAATCACTGATTCAAAGACGGCACTTAAATATAGGTTAATGACTCTATTAAACACTGAGTTTGTATATTTGCCTGTTGTTAGGCTTGCGAAGTCTCTTTCTACTCAAGGTGGTGATTTTAATAATAATGGATATTTTGTTGTTGCTGTCAATGAGGAGACCTCTAATCAGCTTGTATCCGACGGGGCGGATAAGAACCCCGGGGTTATTTTAGGGCATACAACGCAGGCTGCGACCAACTCTCTAATTGAAATCCACCAAGGCATCGAAACGGATATGGGAGATCCCAATAATCTGCAAGCTTCACTGAGCGAGACTTCTTACAATGTATTTGTAGATACTAAATTTGTTCGTTCATTAGTTGGCCAAACCGGCGGAGCGTCGCCTGCGACTATTAATTCCGATGGAATTGGAAAAATATCTGTCGGTTCGGATCTGATCAGCAATCTGTCCCCGTCGGAGAAGTCTCCCGTCATTAAGGGGCCACCGGGAACTAGACTTAGGTTCTCTGTATTTCCCACTCTTAACATTAGTGGAAATTCTAATTTTTATTTTACACAGCTAGGAAGCACACAAGTAATCAGTACGACTACGTATCTTACATTAGATACTAATATTAAGATTGTTGGTAGAAAGACAGGTTATCAACTTACGATACCGATAAGATTTATAAGAAAGCAATAGGATAGGTAAAGAATGGGTTCATTTGTTAAGCCTCTTGGGGCGCAAGATAAAATAACAACTAAAACAAACTTATACGAACTAATCCCGGTTACAGGGACGGTTGTGTCTGCCACATATGAAGAAGGCAG